ATCTACACGCCTCGTGTCTTGGCCTTGTAGCGACGCCTGGACTCTCTGTTGCGCTCAACCTTGCAGGGCGCGCAGTACTTGAGTCGGGGGCCGCCATGAATGGCGGTGCCACAATCAACGCAGAGGCCAGCAACAAGGGTTGTCCGGTACCCACTTCTGTCCATCCGTGCAGCGACCGTCTCGGCGTGGTGCTCGGCGGCGTGATCGCTCTGGGTGATGAGATCCAAGTTGGCGATACTGTCGTTGAGTGTATCGCGGTCGATGTGGTGAACAGCCATCCCGGGGGGGATTGGTCCGTTGGCGGACTGCCACACATGACGAGCACGGAGCGACCAAGCGTTTGGCTCGGCCACCTTGACCCAGGCGCGCTTCACCCCGCCGCGCCCGTGCCGGGTACGAATGCGCACCGACCCGACGGGGGCCTTGTTGGCTGGCGTGTGCCCGCGGGTGAACCCACCAGGGACAGAGAGGCCTCTCCTGCTGTCGGAGTAGCACCTGTGGGAGCAGAACTTCAAGGACTTGCGGCGCGCGGACATGTCTTCGCTACATACTGGGCACTTCCGCATCACGTTCCTCCGGTTGTTGGGGTATTGTATCCCCACACGCTGGAACTATCCACCCCGAACGTAAGGAGGCTGGAGTGAGCAACCACCGACACGAGCTGTTCCGAGGCGCTAAGGGTCGCCTGCTCGCGGGCGCAGTCACGTACGGCCCTGAGTCGTCGTGGTGGAGCCTGAAGACCCGTGGACGGAGGGTGGCCGCCGACAACTACGCGGAGGCGGTGGCGTGCGCGCGCCGGGATGCTGGGATGCCCGCAGTCGTGCGGCAACTCCGGGGCGAGGACGTGCGCCCGAAGGACCCGCGACAGACAGGGCTGTTTGGGGGTGCGCGATGAGCCGCCGCCGCTGGAGCATGGCCACCGCCCGCGCCATCCGCGACGACCTGGAGAGCGGGCACGACCGCACGTGGGCCGCCGTCGCCGCAGAGCACGGGATGTCCGTGCCCACACTGTACGACCGTCTCCGCGTCCGCGGGATGCTGCCCGACATGGCGAAGCGCCCACAGCGGGAGCACCCGCAGGACGGCAAGGTCATCCGCGCCATCGCCATCCGCAACACCGAGGGCATCACCTGGGCGGCCATCGCGCCGCGGGTCGGGTGGGTCTGGACGCTGGGGCTCCTCCGCACCCGCGTGTCGCGGTACGCCAGGCGCTACGGGGTCGAGGTCGTCAACATCAACCCGCGCCGAGGTGCCGCATGAGATGCCGCCACTGCCCCCACGGTCCGCGGGCCTGCAACCACCCGAAGGTGCAGCCGTTCGAAGGGGAGCCGCCGAGCCGGCTGGGGTCTGCCATCGTCGACTGGTGGATCGACCACCCGCAGCACGCGCAGGGGAGGACGCCGGGAGAGCCGTCGCGGCCGTGCCCGGGGGCGCAGCAGGAGGGCGTAGGGAGCCCAAGGCGGGGAGTCTGAGTCGGGCCGCCGAGGGGCCACCGTCTCGCCGGGTACGCCGGCCGGTGCCTCGCTGCTGGCTGGCGCTGTGCTCCGCATTCGCGCCTTTGACGCCGCCGCTCGTTCCGACCGGATGGGCGATCGTAGACCACAGTGTCGAGCCCTCGGAGCGCAAGTGCCCGGAATCACCGGGATGGCACGCGGAATGTGCCAGAGCAAGCGCGGGGCGCAGTCGTGTGCTACATTTGTGCTACACGGAGCAGCCATGGCCAGACGACGCCGTATCAAGCAGGTTCCGTGGCCCTCGACTCGGGGGCCGCGCGAGCTCGTGAACGGGGTGCAGCAGCACGCCGACCGGACGGGGCAGTCGTTCTCGGAGGCTCACCGGGAGGTGGTGCGGGCTGGGCTGGAGCAGGTCACCCGGGGAGGCGACGATGCCCAAGCGCAGTAGTGCCGACCCCGCGAAGGTCGAGGCAGCCATGAAGGCGTGCGATTCCTCGCTGCCTGCGTCGCGTCGGATCTCCCAGCGGGCCGCGGCGAAGCGGTACGGCGTGCCCCTCGGGACGCTCAAGTCGCGGATCCGGAGGGCCCGGGAGGAGGGGGCGGATGCGTCCGCGGATGCATCCAGCCTGGATGAAACCAGGGCGGATGCATCCACCCCGAACCAGAGGCCGGAGCGTCGGACGGTTCCGGACCGGGTGGAGCGTGACGAGCGCCTGACGGGGCAGCAGTGGCAGGCGGCGATGCTCACGGTGGCCGCGAGGATGACGGCGGGGCAGATCGCCGTGGTGGTCGGGGTGGCCCGCTCCACCATCTTCGCGTGGCGCAAGGAGCCCGTGTTCTCCGCCGTGTGCGACGAACTCCGCGGGGAGGCCCGGGTGCGGGCGCAGGAGACAGTGGCCCGTGCGGGCGAGGAGGCGGCCCACCTCTCCCGCGACACGAACCAGGCGCTGCGTCGCCTGCTGGACGATGCGGTCGCCGTCCTGGACCGCGCGGAGGATGAGCAAGTCCCGGCGGCCGACATCAAGGCGGCTCGGGCGATGATTCTCGCGTTGGCCGACAAGGTGCCGAAGGGCACGACGCCGATGCTCGACCGCAGCGGCTTCCCGAAGACGGAGCGCACCGAGATCGTCGTGGACCAGAACCCAGCCGAGCGGATCGGCAGGGCCCAACACCGAGCGGAGGGCGCAGGCCTTCGGCTCCTCACAACGGAGACAGCATGACCCGCACTTCCCTCACTCTGGTCGCCTTGGCGCTCGCCGCCTGCCGCACCCCTGCCGGCCCCGGGGCGCCCGCCCAGCCCGGCGGGGACACGGCGGGACCGCTCGCCCCCTCGCACGACACGTGGAACCCCCCGATGGGCGACACGGGCGGCGAGGACACGGGCGAGGCGCTCGAGGACGACACCGGGAGCACCGACACCCAGCCGGCCGCGCTTCAGGCGCGCCCCGACGCCGTGGCCGGCGTGTCCCAGGTCGCATGGGTCGGCGGCGGCGGCTCGCTCGACGGGTGGGCCTGCGACGGACTCATCGTGTGGGCGAGCCGGGACCACGAGTGCGGCGACGCGCTCAGCCTGCCCGCGCAGCTCCCGCCGGACGCGTGGCTCTGCGCCGACGTGGTCGAGGCCGGGGAGTGGGGGTGCATCGCCACGCTGGACGGGGTGGCGCAGGTCGTGACTGTTCGGGGGCGATAGTGCGCTACGGCCCCCACATCGTCCTGCAGGCTGCCGCCAAGTGCGGCTCCCGCACCCTGCGTTCTCGTCTCGCGCCAGAACTGCCCCAGCGCCACGCGCAGACCCACGCGGGCCTGTGGGCGGGTGAGGCGCTGCCCCCAGCCCTGCGGCGCCTCACGTCCATCCGTGACCCGCTGTCCTGGCACCTCTCGCACTTCCAGCACTGGTGGCGGGCGTGGCACGGCGGCATGGACCGCGTGGTGTGCTGGCTGGCTCCGGCTGGGCGTGAACTTGTGGCGGGCCTGCTCGCTACCTTCGCCACGCCAGAAGAAGCGGAGATGGCATGTCCGGGCATCCGGGCCACCGTGTGGGGCCTGTACGTCGAGGGCGTGACGGATGCCCGCGTGGCCCGCCTGCCGCTCGACCAGCGGCCGGACGCGCTCGCGCACCCCCAGCACCGGTGGGACGTGCCCATCCGTCGGTGGATGGCGGAGCGGGGCGTGGGGCTGTTCACGTGGGCGACCGTGCGGCAGTTGATGCCGGCGCCCTGGTGGGACACCGTCAGCCTGACGCCCGCAGCCATCAGGGTCGGGCGAGACACGGGTGTGCCGGTCCGCACCCTCTACGACGCCGCGATCAACGTCCACCACCTCGACGAAGGGCTCGCGGAGGTCGCTGAGGCGTGGGGCCTGGGGGTCGCCGACCTGCCGGAGCGGAAGCGGGGCGACGTGGCCGACGGCGAGCTATCCCCCACCCCGGAGCAGATTGAGCGCATCCGGCACGCCGAGCGCGCTGTCTACGCCTGGTTCCCATGGGACGAGGACGTGCCCCCGGTCGTGTGGGGCCACCGGGTCCGCCGGTGACGGTGCAGTCGCCGACCGTGCGCCGGTTCGTTGAGCTCCTCCGAGAGGTGGGAGAGCAGGACACCGCGACGGGATGCGCCCGCGTTGTTCTGTCGGCGCTGGATGTGCTGACGGAGGACGACCTCGCTGCCGAGGTGGTCGCGCAGGAGGCCACATGGTGGGCCGAGTGGTTGGAGTCCGACGGCATCCCCGCCGCCATCGACGAGCGGAACCGGACGGTGAGGATGGACGCCCCCGGCGACCCCGGGGATGCGGTCATCGCGTGGATGGAGTCGACCTTCCCCGGCTACATGGCGGGGTGGTTCAACCGGAAGATCGCGGCCGTCCTGGAGTGGTTCAGCGCCGAGGTCGCGGCGGGCAACTCCCCGCGGCTCATCATCGAGGCCCCGCCGCGACACGGCAAGTCCCTCATGGTGTCCCAGCGGTGGCCCGTGTGGCACATGGGGCAGAACCCGGGCCACGAGGTCATCTGTGCAAGCTACGGGCTGAACCTCGCCAAGGAGCACAGTGTCGCGGCGCGGCGGGCCGCCACCTCTGGCACCGTGCGCGGCATCTGGTGGGGGGAGTGGGGCAGCAAGCTGAAGGACCAGGCGGATCACTGGGAGATGCCGAACGGGTCCACCTACAAGGCGGTCGGCGTCGGCGGCCCCATCACGGGGCACGGCGCGCACGTTCTCGTCATCGACGACCCGTTCAAGAACTCCGAGCAGGCCCGCAGCAAGACCCAGCGGGACAAGGTCTGGACCTGGTACACGGGCGACGCGTACACCCGCCTTGCTCCCGGAGGTGGCGTGCTCGTCATGCACACCCGGTGGCACGAGGGCGACCTCGTCGGCCGCCTGCTCGAGGAGGAGAAGAAGGGGGGAGACAAGTGGGTGCGGGTCCGCTTCCCCGCCATCGCGGAGGAGGACGAGGAGCACCGGAAGGCCGGCGAGGCGCTCCACCCTGACCGGTACAGCCTCGCCCGGCTGGAGAAGATCCGCGCGGTCCTGCCCCCGTGGCAGTGGGCCGCCCTGTTCCAGCAGCGCCCGACCCCCGCGTCCGGGGGGCTGCTGAAGCGTGAGTGGCTTTCGCAGTTCTGGTCTGGGACGGTGGAGTCGCTCGGGCTGGAGGAGATCGTCGTCAGCGGGGACCTCACGTTCAAGGGCGGCGAGCGGTCCGACTTCGTGGTGCTGCAGGCGTGGGGCATCGTCGGTGCACGGCGCTACCTGCTCGACCAAGTCCGAGCCCGCATGGACTACCCGAGCAGCAAGGCCGCTCTCCGGGCGTTCGTGTCGAAGTGGAACCCCACCGCGGTCATCATCGAGGACAAGGCGAACGGGCCGGCGCTGGTCGCAGACCTCCGCGACGTGATCCCGGGCCTGATTGCCGTCAACCCCGGCACGAAGTCCAAGGAGGAGCGCGTCCAGGTCGGATCGCTGCCGCCGTTCTCCGCGATGCAAGTGTGGCTGCCCGACCCCGCGAACTCGCCATGGGTGCACGACTACATCGAGGAGTCGGTCGCCTTCCCGAAGGGGAAGCATGACGACCAAGTGGACACGACGTCTCAGGTGCTCCTGTGGCTCGTCCGGCGCGGGAACGGCGGGATCGACGTGAACGAACTGGACGAACTCGCGCGCCTGCTGGGGTGACGTTCCACCTTGACACGCGCGTCCCATCGTGCAACGGTCACCCCATGGTGTGCTCCGCCTCGCATCCGTTCGCTCCCCCTGTGCCCGCGCCCGTCAAGTGGCAGCGGGTCGAAGTCGTCGCGGGCAACCGTCCGCCGGACGACCACCCGCCCGGGGATGGGTTCACGGCTGGCGCGTGGCGCAAGGTGGCATCGCTGGGCCTGCGTGACCGCTGGGAGCGCCCCGTCTACCTCTCTGGTGGTGCTCTCCGCGCCGCGGGGGTCTGATGGCGAAGGCGAGCGCATGGGCGCGCCTCATGGGGGTCCTGCGGGGCCTGTTCGGTGTTCGGTCTGCCGTTCCGATGATCCGGCTCCCCCGGTCTGCGGAGGTCGGCATCGTCGGCGCTCCCCTCGTGGTCAACGTCGGGACGCGGGAGTCGCACTACCTGGTGGACCCCGTGGTGCTGCGCGACCTCGTGGCGAAGCATCCGGAAGCCCGGTACGGCCTGGACATCATCAGCAGCCAGATCGCCGGCCGCGAGGTTCGACTCTCGATGACGGGCCCGGACGGCGAACTCGTGGACCTGCCGGACACGCACCCGGCCATGGTGTTCATGCGGACCCGGATCAAGGGCTACACGCTGCACCAGTACGTTCAGCGGCAACTCATCAACCTGCACTTCGGCGCGTTCTGCGCTGAGATCCGTGGGCGGCCCTCCCCGGTGGCTCCCGACGTCGCGCTACTCATCCCGCACGACCCCGAGGACGTCAACCCGCTGCTGACGGACGATGAGACGCAGCTCGTGGGCTTCCAGGTGACGTTGCCGACGACGGAGCGGAAGGTCGTGCCGGAGCGGTTCGTGTTCGGCTCCATCGCGCCGATCCTGGGCGGCGTGGACCGGTTCACGGGCGTGTCCCCGTTCTACTCGCTGCTGCCCTACCTCGAGTCGGCCGCCAAGGACGCCACGTACCTCCGCGACAAGCCGCGCGGGAGCACCTCGAACATCAAGATCGCGGCGAGCCTACCGGCGTCCGAGATGGCGCCCGTGGTGGAGTCCATCGTCCGCATCCGCGAGAGCAAGGGCGTGACGATCCAGCCCAAGGACTTCAACATCGAGGCTCTCCGCTCTCCGAGCGAGACGGACGACATTGAGACGCGGCTCTCCGCCACGAACGAGCAGGTGACCCTGACGCTCGGCCTCGCCCCCGTGGTGATGAACCAGAGCGTGACGAACGACAGCGCCGCGAAGGTCCAGCAGGACCAGATGTTCCGGCACATGCAGAGCCTGACCCAGCTTCTCTGGGCGCAGCACGAGCCGCTCCTCCGCCTCCTGGCCCGCCCGGGCGAGATGGCGGCCGGGCTCCACTTCCGCACCGACTGGTCGGACGTCATCCAGGCACGCTCCGAGGCGGCTGAGGCGGCATCCATCGACGTCGACAAGAAGCGCGCCGACCTGTTCAAGACCTACACCGACGCCGGTGTCCCGCTGCTCATTGCGGCAGACCTGGCCGGCGTCGACCTCTCCACGGAGGCCCCCGATGGGCAAGACCGAACTACGACAGCACGGGCAGCACGCCGCGGGCTTCGCGCTCTCCCCTCTGGCTGAGGGTGGTGAGTTCCACGTCCTGAACTCGGGCAAGGCGTACAACGGGGAGATCCTGCTGCGCGGGGTCATCGTGATCCGCGAGAACCCGAACGTGGCCGGTGAGCTCATCATGCTCGGCGATCACAACCGGTCCGTCATCCTCGGCGCGTGGACGGGCGTGTCCGTCAACGGTGCCGCCGTCGTGGCCGACGCCTACCGGTGGGCCTCCCCCGAGGTCGAGCCGCAGGTGTCCCGGTACCGTGGCCTGGTCGAGGAGAAGCTCCTGTGGGGTACGTCCATCGGCTTCACGGGACGCTGGTACTACGCTGCCGAGCTCCCCGACAGCGACCCCGACAAGGAGTCTGGGGCCACCTGGATCATCGAGGGCACCGAGGAGAACCCCATCGAGGTTTATGAGGCCTCCCTCGTGACCATCGGCGCCGACGCCGACAGCATGATCACGTACCAGTTCGCCGCAGCCCCCGAGGGGACCACCCAGGCCGGCGCCCTCGAGCTCGAGCCCGAGGACGAGCGCGTCGTCGAGGGCATCGCTGGATCGCTCATGCTCCGGCATCTCGTGGACGACCACGGCATGGAAGCGGAGGCCGCGGAGGACGCGGTGCGCCGCATGCTGGCTGGCGAGGACCCGGACGTCATCGATGACGACGCAGGCGAGGACGAGGAGGCCGAAGCCGCCGCCGACCCCGGGGCGGAGTTCTCCGCCGACGCGGACGACGAGCCCGACGACGAGGATGCCCCCATCGAGAAGGAGCCCACACCGGCTCCCCCGGCCACCTTCGCCGAGTTCCTGAGCGCGCCGCCGCCCGCTCCCGAGGGCGACACGTTCGCCGACTTTCTCCGCGCCGTTCCATCCTGAACGGTTGCGTTCCACTCTGACACGCGGTAGCGTGCCAACCTGACCAGGAGGGCCCAAATGGCCACGGATACCCCCATCGACCTCTCGGGCCTCAGCGCTGAGCAGACCATCGAGCGCATCGGCGCCGAGCTCACCGACAACCGGGCGCAGCTCGCCGCGGTCAAGGCATCGCTGACCGAGGCCCTCGCCAACCCCGACACGGCCGGCGCCGAGGTCGAGATTGGTGGCTACGCCGCCTTCTGCGACGACAAGGGCAATCTGAAGCTGACCGACGGTCGCGCCACCTTCGTCACCGGCAAGCACGGCGACAAGCGGGTCGACGTCGAGGTCCCCGGCCTGTTCAGCGCCATCGACAAGGGCGTGGCCGGCATCAGCGAGGGCGACGCCGCCGCCATCAAGGCATTCCGCCACCACCTCGGGGAGGTCTCCGTCCTCGCCAAGGTCGGCGTGCACACCACGCCGCACCAGCAGATCGCCGACCTGAAGCGCGCCGCCAAGTCCGCCCCCAAGGCGGTCCGCGGGGCCTTCACCAAGCTGGCGGCCGACGCCGAGGCCGGGTTCGGCCAGTTCATCCGGGGTCGCGGCGCGACCTTCGCCGACGCCTACTCGACCGCCACGTCCTCGGGCAACCCCGGGTACCAGTGGGTGAACGACGAGTTCCTCCCCGACGTCATCAGCACCGTCCCCGACGAGGCGGGTCTCTACGAGATCCTGACCACGCCGGTCGGCGGCGGTCGCCACGCTACCGCGGCCATGAAGGCCCGGGTGCTCACCAACCCCGGTGGTATGGCCCTCATCGGCCGGCAGACCTCCGGCACGGTGGTCAACTACCCGAAGACCGAGATGACCACGGCGGTCGAGTCCCTGACCGGCCCCCGCGCCGTCTGGGCCCACGTCATGGACGAGGTGGACCTCAACGACCCGCGCGCGGTGCTCGACGAGGTCGGCCTGGCACAGGTCGCCAGCGACTACGCCTACCGCTCGACCCTCGACGGGATGCTCCTCCACGGTGAGCAGGAGACGGCCGCGTCGGCTCACGTCTTCGCCGCCGCTGGCCTCCAGGAACTCGCCTGGAAGGGGCGGTTCGCGTCCTTCTCCGGCACCGCGCAGGACCCGCTCCTGATCGCCGACGGCATCCTCGCGTGGGCGGCCGACCGCTCCAACCGCGTCGACATCGTCGCCGGCACGAGCCTCTCCGCCGCGGGCGACATCGACACCAGCCGGGCCAACTTCCTCACGGCCCACAACTACATGATCGGCCTGCTCAACGACGAGTACCAGCGCCCGACCATGGGCCTCAAGCTCATCGTGCACCCCGCGGTCGGCCGGAAGCTCCTCGAGGTCAGCGCGACGGGCACGTTCTCGGAGCCGCTGTTCACCCCGAACCTCTCCGGGGCGAACCCCTGGCTGGTCGGTACGCTCATCGACGGCACCGAGGTCTACGCCCACAGCTACGTGAGCAAGAACTACAGCTCGACCGGCGTGCCCACCTCGGGCCAGTCGCTCGACGTGATGATCTACGCCTACTCCCCGATGATGTTCGACATCGTCGGCGCGCAGGACCGCCAGTTCGCCATCGAGCGCGTGCCCGACAGCGAGTACACCGTCCTGCGGCGCAAGCAGAACCGGTCCTGCTGGTCCCCGCTCCCGAGCGCGGACAAGGCCTTCGCGGTCGGCTACAACGTGGACTTCAGCGTCTGATCGCTGACCTCGCCCCGCTAAGGGGCGAGGTCTCCCCCCTCTTCCCCGACCCATTCGCTCCAGGAGAGCCCCATGTCCCTCATGCCCATCCGGCTCCTCGCCGCCGGCACCAACGCCACCGACGACTCCTACGCCCGCATCCCCGGCGAGTCCACCCAGGACTACAAGCTCGTCCAGGCCGAGGTCACGGACTGGGGCGGCGTCGCTGCTGACGCCACGGACTACATCGACGTGATCGTGAAGAAGAACACGACCACCCTCGAGACCGTCACCACCTCGACCACCGCGCTCGTCGCCCTGACCGCGGACACCCTGTCCGACGTGCAGGACACGATCGTCTCCGGCGGCGACTACATCCACCTCGACGTGAACAAGGCCGGCACCGGCCCGACTTACGACCTCGAGGTCCTCCTCATGCTGGAGCCGGTCAACCTCCCCTGACCCGACCCGCTGACGCCCTCGGGGGCAGGTTCCCACCCCGGGGGCCTGCCCCCTTCGCGTATGCACCCCCTCGTAGGAGTTCCCCATGGCCACCGCAACGATGGTCGGCATCCCCAGCAACGGTCTCCACAAGGAGACGGGCGTGGATTCGTCGGCCGGGCTCACCCTCACCATCGACACCGATGCGGCCGTGGTGTACGCCTACGCCTCCGCAGCGATGACCTTCGAGAACCCCGAGGGTGGCGACGCTGGTGTTCTGGAGGCGTCAACCTGGCTCATCGTGTGGCAGCAGGAGGAGGCGTCGAAGCTGACCACGCAGAGTCAGATGCTGTTCAAGGCGGCGAGCAGCACCGCGGACATCACCTTCCGGCACGTCTGAGGCTACCCCATGGCGCTCCTCTCCCTCGCGGACTTCAAGTCCCTGTACTGGCACGGCGACGCCAGCGACACCACGCAGGACACGCGCCTGACGGCGTGGCTGGCTGCGTGGGAGGACGCGTTCCTCGAGCACATCGGGGTCCCGGTCAACGACGCGGACACGCGAACGCTGGACTCGGCCACCTACACGGTGATCTACACGTCCCAGTACGACACCCGGGTCGCCCGTGGGCCTGCCGGCCACGTGGTTCCCCCAGTGGTCCCCTGGAGCACTACGGGCCTGTTCTCGTCGTCGGACGGGGCCTTCGCGGACGCCTCGGACGAGTTCACCTCGGGCGAGTACGACGACCGGATGCCCAACAGCCCGATCCACGCCCGGGTCAAGCTGCGCCCCGGCTACTCGTTCGCCGAGTCCGACGAGGTCAAGCTCGTCGGCACCGGCGGCTACTCCACGGTCCCCGACCGCTTCGTGTACGCCTTCGGCCTCACGATGGATTGGTGGGACCGAGTGAACGACCACCGGACCATCCGGTCCAAGACCGTCGAGCGCACGCCCACGGCATCGTTCCGCGCCGAGGACCTGCCCCCCGACCTCCGGGGGTTGATGGACGCGCTCCGGATGCCCTGGAAGCGCATCTGATGCCGCTCACGCCCGAGCAGTGGGGAGCGTTCTGGTCGGACGCCCCCGACCGGGCGGAGAAGCGCGTGGACGCGGCGGCGGCGCTTCTGGGTGACTCCATGGGCCTGGCCACCGCCGCGAACATCCTGTCCCGCCTCACGCGCCGCTCTGGCGACCTGCTCGACTCGGTCAAGGTCGACGTCGTGCGCCGCGGGGCGGTGGTCGGCATCGTCCTCACGGTGGGCGAGGACAGCCCGGCCGGCGCCTACGCCAAGGTGCAGGACGAGGGGTCCGGCTACCTCCCTGGCGGCGTCATTCGGCCCAAGAACGGCCAGTATCTGGCGATCCCCATGCCTATCGGGCGCGGGCGGTCCGGCCCGCAGAGCCCCCGGCAGCTTCCCGAGGCGGACACGCTGTGGATCCCGCGCGTCGGGGGCGGCTTCTACGTCATCCACGGCGGCCAACTGCTGTTCGTGCTGGTGCCAGAGGTCCGGCTCCTCCCGAAGCGATACGCCATGGACGCATTCGAGGACGTCGCCGGCCGAGAGGCCCCGGGCGAACTCGCCGCCATCGTTGAGGTGCTCCAGTGAGCTTCGAACGCGCCAACCGCCGCGCCGCGCTGATCTCTCTGCTCGAGGGCCTGTCCTTCACGGGCACAGGCCTCATCGGGGCCCCCGTGTCGCTGTCTGGACTGGTCGAGTCCGGCCCGCTGCCCGTCGAGCGCCCCAAGGGGAAGGTGGGCGCCATCGTGCAGCCCCTCACCGCCCCCACGACGCCCGACGGGCTCTGGTACCGCTCCCGGGAGACCTGGCACGTGCGCGTGTGGCTCGGCATCGAGAAGACCGCGCGCGGCGATTCGTCGGATGCGCCCATCGAGACGCTCCGGTCGGCATTGACGGGGACCACCCTCGGGGGCTACGCTCACGCAATCCGCGACGTGAATCCCACCCACCTGATTGAGATCGGACGGCTGAGCATCGACGTGATCATGTCCGTCGAGTTCATGCGCCCGGCTGGAGGCTGACCCGATGTCCTGGGGATTCGACGCGACCGAGTGGCAGATCCGGGTTCCGGTGACCATCACGGCGAGCGTGGCGGCTGCCACCGACCTCCGCGTCACAATCCTGGTGGATGCGGACTTCTCCCTGTTCTGGGACAACGTCGACAGTGACGGCTACTTCATCGAGTTCGCCGACGCTGACGGGAATGCGTTGGACTGGGACCGCTCGAACTGGGTCTTCGCCAGCCGCCAGGCGTCCCTGCGGGTCGACTACACGACCCCGACCGGGAGCACCACCGGGCACATGCACGTCGTGTACATGTACCTGACGAAGTCCGGCGCAGGCCCCTCGGGCGGCGGCGACCAGTCGTCCACGCTCTCGGGCACCCCGACTGCGGCCAGCGGCTTCCTCCCTCCGGCGATGCTGTTCCCGCCCGAGGGGTTCGAGACCATCACGGGGGCGCTCGTCCGCGACGACGACGGCACGTACCGCCCGGTGGACGAACTCGTGCTCATCCAGGACGGGACGTTCGTGGTGCTGCTCACCTTCGGCGACGTGTTCATGAAGAACACCCCGGGGGCCGAGTACAACGGTAAGCCCGAGTCCGAGGTCCTCCATTATTTCTCGTGGGACGTCATCAACGACGCGGGGAGCACCCAGGGCAACTGGTTCACCGAGACCGACGCCCGCGTGGTGGCCGGCGGCGCGGGAGACTCGACGGCGCTCGCGCTGTACCTCCCCGTCACCCCAGACAACGACGACGCCAACCGCCTCAAGGTGGAGCCCGTCACGAACAAGGACCGGACGCTCGCGCGTTGGGCCAAACTCAACTCCGTTCTCCCCTCCATCGCATAGGAGCCCAGCATGGCCACCTTCCCCACTGCCGACCTCCTGCGCGGCGCCAACACCCAGTACGGGTTCGCCGTCGAGGCCACCCCGAACGCCGGACTCCAGACGTCCGACCCGCTCGCGTGGTTCGCCCCCCTCTCCGACGGCATCCGACCCAACATCGAGAAGAACGACGTGGGGGACCTCGGCCTGACCGGCGACGGTCTGCCCGGATTCCGTTTCGTCGGCAAGAAGTACACGGAGGGCGACATCGTCACCCTCTTCGACGTCGACAACGGCGGCATGCTCCGGCGCGCGGCCTTCGGCACCGTCGGCACCGCGGGCACCGGGCCCTACACGCACACGTTCTCCCTCGAGACCGCCAACCCGGCCACGCTCGCCGCCGTTCGCGTCTCCGAGAACACCGCTGGGACCACCTACCAGGACCTGTACAAGCAGATGCTGTGCTCCCAGTACGTCATGGAGGCCGCCCCGGGTGGGGAGGTCCGCGAGACGTTCAGCATGGTCGGGAACATCGACAGCACCGGGGCCACGCCGGCCACTCAGACGCGGGCCGCGGTCGCGCCGTCCTCGACGCTCACGCTCCTCGGCAAGCAGTCGGCCGCGATGGGCTGGAACTCGAACACCTACGAACTCCTCAACTGGCGCTTCGTCATCGAGCGCACCGGCATCGGCTCGGACACGCAGTACGTGAGCACCGACGAGATCGCGGAGACGTACATCAGCGGCAACACGCAGGCGTACTTCGAGGTCGAGATGCCCATGTCCGACTACGCGCTGCTGACCGCAGCCGCGGGCACCACGCAGAGCGACGCGTCCATCGTCTTCACTATCGGTTCCGACACGGTGACGATCACGCTGGAGAACGCCGAGGTGACCAGCTACGCCGAGGACATCCCCGACGCCGGCCCCAAGTCGCAGACCCTGCGGTTCGCGGCCACCGGCGGCGGCTCCTTCGGCGCCAAGATGGTCGTCGTGAACAGCCAGGCGAACGCGGTGGTCACCCAGAACACCGCGGCGTAGGAGCAGCATGCACCGCCCCGTCGCGCACTGGTACGCCGGTGCCCAGGACTTCGCCGCAGTGTGGGTCCTGGGTGCGTGGGACCTGTGCGTCCGCGGGTTGGAGCCGGCGGAGGAGGCCCGATACGCGGACCTCCTTGACGCCACGCTGAAGGCGACGCAGAACGACGGGGATCTCGACCTCGGCGCCTGGCGCCCCGTCGTCCGCGATCACGTTGTGGGGATCCGGGCGCTGGAGTCGGGCGGGGAGCCTGCCCGGTGCCGCATCGCGGCCGTGCCTCTGCTCGAGGCCCCCAACCAGCCGACGCCCTACCTCCCGGCCCGCCTCATCTCGGACCACCACCTCGTGCACGCCGTGGGGGCGCTGGTGTCGATGTGGGTGGGGCGCCACGGGCTCCGGCTCGCGACCCGCACCACTGACCGGCCCGAGGCCCCTCCGGGCTGTGAGGTCGTCCCCACGGCGCTCGGGTGGCTCGCGGCCCGCCCGCACACCATGCAGAGCCTGCAGACGGAGGGGGCGCAGGGGCGGGCCATGGTCGGCCTGCTGATGACGTACCTGCTGGAGGGGCGCGACCCCGAGGCGGGCGACCGTGCACCCCCGGACCTCGGCGCGATGGTGGAGGACGCCGCCGCGGCCGTCACGCACCGGTGGGTGGTGACGGAGAAGCGCGTGCGCCGCCCCCTCCGCCCGTGGTCGTACCGGCTCGACCAGGTCGGGGAGTGGGTGCCGTTCCGCATGACGGGCGACCCCGAGGACGAGGAGGCCGACGGGTTCGCTGGCTCGCTCGTGGTTCAGGACGTCATCGCCCTGCACGAGGTCGCGGCCCGGTTCGTCATCGAGGCGGGGGCCTTCCTCGCCCCGTGGACGCGCAGCGGCCGGGCTATCGCGGAGATGAGCGGCACCGGCACACCCCCGTTCGTGGACGACTGCGCCGAGTACGACGCGATGCCGCCCGAGGCCCGCCTCCTCGCCCGCTTGGGGTTCTGCCGGGCGTGGGCCATCGAACGCGACCGGCAGACGGCCGCGCAGCTCGGGGTGCGCTGATGGCCACCGTCAAGTACGTCCTGACCCTCGACGACAAGCTCTCCAAGGGGCTCAAGGGCACGCGCGAGAACGTCCAGAAGACGATCGCCGCCCTGCACGCGCTCAACGATGCGGCCTCTGGCATCGGCTCTGGCATGGCGACGGCCGGTGGTCAGGTGGCCATGTCCGCGGACCAGATGCGGGGCGCGTCGGACGCCATCCGCGAGGCGAGCAAGGCGGCCGGACTCGGGGCCGAGCAGCAGGCGAAGCTGGCCGAGGCGAGCAAGAAGGCGGCGGCAGCGGCGGCGGCGCAGCGCGAGGCCACCAAGAAGGCTCGCGCCGAGGCGAAGGCAGCAGCGGCAGCGGCCCGACTGGAGGCGAAGGAGCGCAACGCGCTGGCGAAGGCGCTGGAGCAGCAGCGGGCCGCCGACGAGCGGGTGCGGCTCGGCAAGGAGCAGGCGCAGGCGGTGCAGGAACTGCGCATCATCGACCAGACGATCGCGAAGCTCAGAGAGCGCAACGAACTGACGGAGGAGGAGCTCGCACTCCTGAAGCGGCGCAAGGCGCAGGTCCGCGAGAACCTGGCGATCGAGTCCGGCCGCGCGGCTGAACTCGGCACCCGCGTCGATCGGGGCTTCGGGGCCCGCGGAACCCGCCGCTCCCCTATCGCGGGGGGCGTGTTCTCCACGCACGTCAAGAACGTCACCAAGGACATGAAGGCGCTGAACTCTGCCGCCAAGAACACGGCGCGCCAGTTGCCGGATGTGTTCTCCCAGTTGGCGACCGGCACGCCGATCATGCAGATATTCACCCAGCAGGGCCTCCAGGTCGCGCAGTCCGTCGAGTCGGAGACCAGCGCGATCACGGGCCTCTTGGCGAAACTGCGCCCGCTGGCGCCCGCCATGGGTGCGATCGCGGTGGTCTTGGGCACGGTCGCGGTGATGTTCGCCGGCATGCGGGCCAGCATGAACGACGCGGGGACCGCCTCCAACGTGCTCGGCCGCCGCATTCGGGACGCCTCCGCCCGCTTGGACGTGTACGCGGAGCGGTTGGTCACGGTGACCGCGCGCATGCAGGACATGCGGAAGGCTAGCCGCGACCTCAAGCGAGAGTTTCAGGTCAAGACCGGCGCCATCACCGAGCAGAACTCGGAGTTCCAGGCGTACCAGGAGCAGCTCCGCGCATCGAACCACGAGGCGCGGCGAAACGCGCAGTTGGTGCAGACGCAAGCGCAGGCGGCGATGGAGGCGTCGGAGGGCGCCGCCGCGCTGGCTGAGTCGCGGAAGGAGCTGGGGCGGGCCACAGCGGAGGACACCGCGCTCCTGCGGAAGCGCACCGAGCAGCAGCAGAAGGCAGCCACCGCCGCAAAGGCCCTCGCGGACCTCGATGAGGAGGAGATCCGGCTGCTGGAAGCCAAGGCGGCAGTGCTCGAACTCGACCTTGGCGACCCGGCCGAGGACCCGACCGGCGCCGGTGCCGCAGCACGCAAGAAGGCGGCGGACAACACCGCGACGCAGGCCGAGAAGCAGGCGCGCGCGCTGATGCAGTTGGACACCATCGCCCGCCAGGCCGAGACCTCGCAACTGGAGGGCATCGAGGCGGTGGACGCGGCGCTACAGGACCAACTCGACACCATCGACGCCCTGATCAAGGCACAGGGACGGCTCACCCCGCAGCAGCAGGCAGCCGCAGCGCGTGCCCGTGGCGCCGTCCGGGGGCAGGCGGAGGCCCAGCGGGGCGCCATCCGAGCAACGGAGCAGGAGGCGGCGAACAAGGCCGCCGAGGACGCCGCCAACGCCGCGCAGGACGCGGCCAACAGCCTCGCGGACCTGCTCGACACGCTCGGGGGCGACATCAGGCGCGACGGGTTGGGGTCCCTGCTGACCGGTGACGTCTCCGGCGCCATCGAGGCGGGCCTCGGTCGCGCCATCGCCCTCGCGGGCCGTGGAGCGTCTGCTGCGGGACTTGAGGGGTTGGGGGCTGGCGCCGCCATCGCCGCGGGCCCGGTCGCTGCCGGCGTAGTGGGCCTCAAGGAGGTCGGCGAGCTCGGCGCGGCCGGAGTCGAGGATCTCGCAGAGCAGACGGTGGACGCCATCGTCGCCGGCATCGAGGCGCTCCCCGAGATCCTGGTCCGTGTCGCCCCGAAGATCGGCGTGGCCATCGTGACGGAGCTGATCCCGGCGCTGGCCATGCTCCCCATCGAGTTCGCGCGGGCCATCGGTCAGGCGCTGAAGGAGCTGTTCACCGGGGGCCGCGAGCGGCGGCAGGACCGGCGCAGCAACCGGCAGAACCGGCGCGACGCCCGGCGCGCTGAGCGCGGGTTCCAGTCGGGGACCTCCATGGTCGAGCGGGACGGCCTCCACATCCTGCACCGCGGCGAGGCGGTCGTCCCCACGTCGGGCGCCACCACTCAGCCCGTGCTCGAGCGCGTCCGCGAGCAGGCCGGCGTGAGCAACCAGGGCCCCCGCATCAAGGGGGTTACGATGGAGGCGCTCATCCTCCGCGTGGGGCAGGCGTCGACCCCCTACGCGACCTTCCCGGGAACGCCGCCATGACCAGCCGCATCTACTGGTACCCGCGGGCGTCCTCCCCCCTCGTGAAGACGGACCCGTATCTCGGCCTCACCGACTTCCAGCCGGACCGGAAGAAGTTGGGCGGGGGCGGCATCGCCCTGGGCGGGAAGGTCACCCTGATCCCTCAGCAGGGGTACGACTCGGTGCGGCTCGTCTGCGAGCGGCGCAGCGAGCGCATGGCGGCGCTCAGCGAGTGGCGCGACGAGGCGCACACGCTGGTCGACCACCTCCAGCGGGGCGGCTCCATCGGCTTCGCTCTGGACACCACGAAGGCCTTCCTGTGCGCGCCCTCTTCCCCCTTCATCGCGGGTCTCACGACGATGGCGGTGGGCGGGAACCTGTTCTCCGCGTGGGAGTCGGCCGCCACGCTCGCCGCAGACGACCGCATGGTCATCAGCAGCAGCAACCCCGACCGGATGCGCGAGGAGAACACGGTGAGCGCGTACAGCGCGGGCTCCCTCACCCTCGACCGGGAGGCCCGGTTCGAGCACTCGGGGATCATCACGATCCGACACTGGGGCTTCTACCCGGTGCTGAAGCTCGACCCGGCCGCCATCGGCCAGAACCTCGCCCCGTCGGAGCGCGGATTTGTGTTCACGCTCACGCTTCCCCTCATCGAGGACGTGTCGGCTGTCGAGGACATCGTCGCCGCCGATGGCATGTCACAGCTCAGCCTGGCGGGCACCGGGGACACGCCGGATGCGCTCACGCTGGGGACGCTGGACGACATGGTCGCCCGCGGCGGCTCGCTGCTTCAGCAGGACGAGGGGCGCCCCTCCGCGCTCGGGCTCATCTCCGCCGCGTCGCGGCTGGCTGCCGCCGACCGGGTCGGGCGCGACGGCTTCACCCCGCTCGGCTTCGGGTACCGGCCGTGAGTTGGTCCACCGCCTTCCGTGCCGCCCTGCGGTCCGGGTCGATGTCGTATCAGGTGCGGGTGGAGAACTCGTTCGTCGCCCTGTCCTCCGCGCCTGGCCGCATCCCGGGCCGGGGCTACATCACCGGCGCGCCCACCGTCACGGGGCAGTCGCTGTCCCTGCGGTCCTGGAAGGTCTCCGGGGGCGAGATGCTGGTCCCCATCCAGGTCCCGCGGGCCGAGGTCGCCGCGTTCCGGGGGGAGTGGGAGATCGGCGACCGGTGCAGCGTCCGGGCCTCTGTGGGCTCCACGGGGGTCAGCGAGCGGATCTGGTTCGGGCGCTTGCTGGACGTCTCTGTAGCCCCCGACGGGTCCGGGGTGGTGCGCATCCTGGACGCCGTCGCGCTCACCACGGCGGTTCAATCGGCCGGGTGGGGCACCGCCTCGCTGTTCACCGACGCGGGCGAGACCAGCCCGGCGATGTGGTTCGCCGCCATCGCTGTCAACTCCTCCATGAGCAGCAACTACCAGCGCGCCACGAAGGGGTACGTGGACAACCCCACATTGACGTTCAACCCGACGACGAGCGGCCAGAACCTCGCCCTGAACAGCGTCTCCGGCTACGTCCTCGGGTATTCGTTCATCAGCGGGGCCGACGAGGGCGCCGTGATGGTGCAGGGCGCGGGCGCGCAGCAGTCGGTTCCGTACCTGCTGACCTACACGGGGATCTCCTCGCCGAACCTCACGGGCACGAAACTCCCCGGGACGGTGAAGATCACGCCGCCGCACTACGCGCTCTCACCCTCGGACCCGGTCCGGCACGTCTCGTGGGTCGACGGGCACGCCTTCGACATCATCCGGGCGGTGCTGCAGTCGAGCCCGGCGGGCACCAACGGCGCCTTCGACGTGCTGCCCTCCAACTGGGGCGTGGCATTCGACAGCGCGGACATCGAACAGGGCGATATCGCTCAGTGGTACGGCCTTCTGTCGGAGCCAGCGACCCCGCGCTACACGCTCGCCGTCATGGAGCAGATGGAGGACGGCATGCGCCCGGTCTGGGACTGGGCGGCGGAACTCGGGGTGTGGCCGGTGCTGCGCCAGGGCATGCTGAGCCTGCGGGCGGCGGCGGACCCCAACGACCCGGGGATCGCGGGCCTGGTCGCCATGCAGATCACGGACGACCACATCCTCGAGTACGGCGCCCAGATGAACCGGCACCCGGACTCCACGCACGTCGTGCGGAACGTGCTGGTCGCGCACTCGTCGGTCACGACCACCACCGCGTCGTCGGTCGACGGGTCGTCCAACAGCATCAGCACGAGCACCAGTTCCGGCACCCCGTATGGGTGGCCTCGGAGCTACAGCACGACGCTCGACCTGGTCAAGCAGATTTTCCACGACGTGGACGACCAGCGGAAGGACGCCGGCCGCCGGCTCGCCCCGTGGTGGCAGCGTTTCGCGGGCGCCGCGGAGGTCGTGTTGACCGGCGAGGCGCTCCAGATGGTCGCCGGGGACCCGGTCGAAGTGACGTCCAAGGTGCTCACCGGGCCCGACGGGATGACTCTGAACCGCACGCGCGGCATGTGGATCCCGACCGGCCAGGACTGGGGGGGGCGCCAAGTGCCCGGAATCGTGGTGTTTCTACGCCAATAGCGAAGTGTGCTATGTTCTCGACGAGGTGCCCGTGACGACTCGCAGCATGAACCAGATGTCTCCGGTGACGACGGGCGGCGCCACCACCTACGACGTGTCCCCGCCGGCCGCGACGACGGAGGCCACGGCGGCAGGCGTAGCCCTCTCCGCCAAGACGTTCGGGTCCTTCACCGGCACCGACGCAGGCAGCATCGACGGCTACACGGCGCGCACGGTCAACGCGGTGGGCTCGACAGCGTGGGCCGGCTCCGGCCTCGGCGCGTACACCCCGAGCGGCGGCGCGGACGGTGACGCGGGCGTGCTCGCCCTCGACGCCACGATCGGCGGGGTGGTCGTCGCGACCGCGCTGCACGACTACAGCCGGGCTGCTGCTGCGGGCGGCGGCTCCCTCGTCTCGATCCGCGACTGGGCAGGCGTGAACTACAACTTCCTGACCACGGGCGGTACGGGCGGCAGCGGCGGCGCAGGCCCGCACACCGTCAACGGGCAGACGTGGAACCTGACCCTGACCGGGTCCGGTCCAACGCGGCTGGAGATCGTGAGCGGCGTGCTTCACAACGAGTCCACGCTCGCAAACCGGGGCACGCTCGACACCGACCTCGGCGCAGGGTTCGGCCTGATCCCATCGGTCATGTACTGCTCGATGGAGAACGCGGTTCGGTCTGGTGCCGCCAACACGCTCGGGTTGTACCTCGGCGAGAGCAACGTCGTGAACCAGCTCAATCAGGTGCAAGTCCTCGCCGGGGTTGGCGGGGTTACCGACCTGCTGATTCGGGAATGTACCAGCAACTCCCCCGCATTCACGACGCTAACGAACCCGACGATCACGGACTACACGACCACGCCGACCCTGGTTGGGGTCAACATCGCGTCGGGCGCGTGGCTGCCCTGCTACTCGCAAGGATCCGCGACCCTACCGACTGACGGCGGCTTGTTCGGAACCAAGGGGCCGAAGTCATGGGGCGAGAACGGCGCGATCACCGCGCAGGACCGTCGATACCTCATCCTCGCTCCGGTGTTCGATTGCGATCTCCGGCTGTCCGTCCTCGAACTCAGGATCGCCCCGTGATCACCGCGAAGACCAGCGAAACACAGATGATCGACAACGACGACGGGAACGGGCCGCAGCCACACACGCTGGTGTCCGCATGGATGCCGGTGTCTGACGCCGAAGCCCTCGCCGCCGCGAAGATCGAGCGTGGAGATTCCTCGCTTCTCGTCGCCGACTGCCGCCCGGTCGCCACCGCCATCGCCGCCGCGCTCGTCGCTGCTGGTCTGGGGCGTGGTTGATGCGCCCCCTCCTGATCATCGCCTACGCCCAGCACGGCCAGCGGTCCCGCGGCGACTACGACCCCGGCGCGTGGGCCGACATCGACGGCGACGGCATCAAGGAGAAGTGGGAGCAGGAGGCGCCGCTCGCAGCCGGCTACGGCTCGCTCATCGCGGGCATGGCCAACGCCCACGGGGCCCAGGGCCTCCCGGTCGAGGGCTGGTTCGTCGGCTGGGGCGACGAGATCGACGCCATGACCTACGACCGCGGGCACGCCGCCATCAATGAGCGGGTGCGCGCCTGGCACGAGCAGCACCCCGGGGGCCTGTCGGTGGTCCTCGCCTGCCACTGCAACGCCGGCGGCGGGTCCTATGGCCTCGTCGCGTGGGATGGCCGCAGCGCGCTCGGGCGCGTCGCGGCCTCGACGGTGGCGGCAGCCTGGGAGGCCGGCATCCCGCTGCTCGGGCGCGCCAAGAAGACCCCGGGCAGCTCGGACGGCCAGCCCTACCAGCGGCGGCTGCACTACTGCCTGCGGGGCGCGTGGACTGGCCCCGCCAACCACTGCGGCCTCACGCTCGAGCCCGGGTTCCTGGACACGGTCGCGCACCGCGGGCTGTGGACCACCGGGGGCCTGGAGAGAATCGCGCGCACGACCGTCGCGGGGCTCATCGCCTGGGCGGACGACTCGTGATCGGCCGCCTCGCCAGCAGTCGCACCGCGCTCGTCGGCGCCGGCGTCGGCGGGGCCGGGCTCGGTATCGCGGGCGGCGCCCTCGCGGCGTGGTTCATCGCCAAGGCGGCCGAGTTCGCGCTGGCGATCTACTGCCCCGAGGTCGCGTGGTCCCTCACGCCCGACGACCTGGACTTCCTCGGCCTCGTCGCCGGGTGCTCGTCCGTCGGGGGCACCATCGGCGGGGCCGGGGCAGCCGCCGCGGTCGGAGCTCGCCACGTCGGCGAGGGCTGGAAGCCGCCCACCACCCCCGGCGCCGCGCTCCCCGCGGGCTTGCCGGACTGACCATGGAGGCCGAGATGCGCGCGAACGGACTGCAGGACGGCGGCCACGTCACCGATGGCGGGTCTCTCTGATGGACGCATTCAAGCGGAACATCGCTGGGTTCCGGGGGCATCGGACTCCCAGCACCGCCCCCGGACAGACCTGCCCGTGCTGCCGCGAGACCACCAAGCGCCAGAGCCGCCCACTGGCCCGCGCTCGCCTGAAGGCGGCAGACCGCACGGACCCCGAGGGCGTCGCCTCCCTGTCTCGCATGGCCCCATGGGAGCGCGAGCACGGAGAGGGCGCGCCCGAGCCCTGCGACGACCCGCGGTGCGACTGCGGCTGGGCGAGTGACCCGCTCGTGCAGAACGTCGAGCACCGCACCGAACCACTGACCGCGACGCTGGCCGAGATGGCGGCGTGAGCGAGGAGCGCACCATGCCCGTTGGCACCACCGTAGCGATCGTGTCCGTGGCCGCCGTCCTGCTCGCTGGCGCAGGCTTCGGCGCAGGCTGGGGGCTCAAGCCCAACGGCATCGAGCAAGCCACGGAACTGCTCGAGGCGCAGGGCACACAGATCGACATCCTCGGCGACCAGATGGTCGAGGTGTCTGCGGTGGCATCGCGCCCGGTCGTCATCGACGCCGAGATCCGCGACAAGCTGAGCGACACCCCGCCGGCCTGCATCGAGGACCCGCTGTCGCTCGGCTGCCACGTGCAAGCGTGCTGGCAGTACGGACAGAGCGCCGCCCAGCGCCCGCAGTGCCAGCCGTTCGAAGCTGAGCTCGTGCGGCAGAAGGCGCAGGGCTGCCCCGAGCCGACGCCGTGAGACGCCGCCCCTCCCTCCGTCGCTACCTCCGGGGCCTGCCCTCGGTCCTGCGTGCGGCATGGGGCGCCGTGCGCTACGGTTCGGCATGATCGACGCCCGCACCATGGTCCGGCGACACGCCGCGGAACTGCTCCTCCTCGCAATCGGTGCCGGCGCTCTGGCTCTCGCGGTGTGGGGTGGTGTCGCCCACGCGCAGGCGATCGACCCGGTGGCCGCGGACTACCCGGTGGACTTCAACGCCATCATTTGGGGCGGCGGTGGAGCTGGGGCAGTCGGCGGGCTGGGTCTCGTCGGTTGGCTGGTTTCCCAGCGGTACGCTCCGCTCCTGCGGCACCGCGCGAAAAGCGACGACAAGCCCGACAAGCCCGACCTCTGCGCCCCGATGGCCAGCGATGTGCGGCCCCGGCTGGACGCCCTGGAGGCGCAGTGCGCGGAGTTCGGCGCGGAGATCTCCCGGCTCTCGACGGCGGTGCGGCACAACACCGGGACGAGCACCCGGATCGAAGCGCGGCTGGAGTCGCTGTCTCAGACGGCGTCGCAGATCATGCTCAAGATCACCGACATCGGGAGGCGATGATGCCCGCCCCGACGCTGCCAGAGCTCGCGCTTGAGTTCGCCCTCTTGACCCAGGCGACCCTCTCCGAAGTGCGGCGGGACGTGTCCGCGGCCCCGGTGCTCCGGCGCATGGTCGAGCCGAGCGACAGCATGGACAACCTGCTCAACGACGGCAGCGTGCGGCGTCAGACCCGCGTGATCGACAACCGGCCCACCGAGAGGGTGGAGCCACACCATCCCCCACAATGCGCCGCCATGGCGCGAGGGTAGACGACATGGGCGCATACGAGGACAACGCCGGCAACCACCCACAGATGGGCGGCAACGGTCGCGAGTGGGTGCCGTTCGTGGGCAAGGGCACCAACTACCACACGAGCCCGACCCACAACAGCGCGCAGGTCGTGCTCTCGGACGCGGTCATGTCCCGGCTGATCCACGCCGGCCGGCTGGCCTACGACATCGAGGACGCGCCCGGCTCGGTGAGCTCCGACGTGTTCGAGAAGACGATCGAGGCGTTCAGCCCGCCAGGCCACCTGTCGTGGTACAACGGCCTGACCTCGGCGCGGAAGGAGAAGTACCGCGACAACACCGCGGCGCAGCCCGACCCGCTCAAGGACCCGATCCCGTCGTAGCGCAGCACACGAGCGCCAGCAGCGACACCAGCAGCGACACACCAGAGACTCCGGCGAGCACCCAGACGGTCCGCCGGAGTCTTCGCGCGTCTCGCTGCCACCTGCTCGCCTCAACAGCTCGGAGCAGGTCAACGCGGGTGCCAACGTTGAGAATCTGACCCAGCCCGACAACGTCCTGCGGTATGCGCCCATCGCGGTGCGCGGCACGTAGGCTATTCAGCAGCCGTTGCGACTGGTTGTGGAGCAGCACGGATGCCGCCTCCCACGTCGCCGGGTCCCGGTCGTCCGTCGGCATCAAAACCCCCTATGGCGTGGGCATTGTAGCGCGCGACGCTGCCCGCCTCGCCTGTCCCCCAGCCATGCACGCCGCAGTGACCTCCGTGGGCGTCACCCGCAGCCACCGGGCCAGCCGACCGCGGTAGCGCATCGGCGGGGACGTGTGCCCCCGCTCCCACCTGCTGTACGTCTGGAACGTCACAGCGAGCTCGGGCCCGGCTTGTCGCTGGGTGAGGCCGCGGGCGGTGCGCTCGGCGCGCAGGAGCTCCCCGAGGGTCACAGGCCGTGGTCCTCGAGGTCCCATTCGTCCCACTCGTTGGGATGCCGGTCGTCGTCGAACCACGGATCCGGCACGGGATCGCGCTGGGGCGGCGGTGCGGTGAGGGCAGGCGTGCGGGGCTTGCGCGGCTGCGTGGGGCGCTTCGGGGCGCGGCGGCGGGTCATGGGGTGGGCTCGGGGGTGGTGCGGGCGGCGTCGGCTGCCTGCATGGCTTCGAGTGCGGACGATGCGGTACCCTGCTTGACCGCGGGACCTTCGTCGCTGTAGACGACCCACAGCCACGGCTCGGTGAGGTCTTCGCGCATCACCTCACGGTCGCACTGTCCGGGGTCCTCACCGTAGGCGAACCACCCGCTCGCCCCAACGCGCCACCCCTCCGGCGCCTGCACCTCGTCCCCGCGCTCGACAGCGAGGATGCGGGAGAGGCGGTCGCGCTCCTGCATCATCTTGTCCCGCTCGGCGTCCGTCGCGATCACGGCGTCGTGGTAGCGGTCGCGCTCTCGGCGGGCCTCGTCGCGCTCCATCGCGACCTCCCCCAGCCGCTCCATGGCCACGCCAGATGCAGCGCGCTCGGCGTCGAGGGCAACCACGACCGACCGGATCCGCTTACGCAGGTCCACGCACTCCAGAGGAAGCATACGCCTGGGGACGCACCGGCACCCGCCGTTGGTGTGCATACCTCGGCTGCTCGGCGGCCGGAACACACAACCCCCGTCACCACAGCCCCGCGCCTCCACGCTCACGTTCTCGTCGCTCATGCTCCCTCCTCCATTCCAAGAATCCGCCGCACCGCCGCGACCATCGCAGCAGCATCGGGCTTGCTCACGACCGGCACGGCGCCGAATCGACCTTCGTAGCGCACGGGCGCCCCGGTGTAGATGATGGTCGGCGTGTTCCGGTAGCCGACGAGCCCCCCGCAGGCGTTGTTGAGCCCGCCGGTGATGATCACGCCCGTCGAGAACTGCGCTTGGTGCTGCGCCTGCAGGACCGCGGAATACGGCTCCTCCGCGCACACCGTCGCCACGTCCACGAACCCCGCGAGAGCGAGCGCCCGCTGTGTCGCGATGGCGGCGTGGAGGTCGGTTTCTACGACGAGTACCCGGTGACTCACTGCGCACCGCCTGCGACCAGGTCGCGCCCCGCCTGCGTAGGCCTGCGCAGCGACGGGGGCGCGATGACCCCGCGGTCCGCCAGCCGGGCATAGGCCCGCTCGAACGCGCCCGACTCCTTCCGCCTCCCCGTCACGGACAGGCACAGCGTGGACCGCCGGCACGGCCCGTCCGCGAGCACGGCCACGATGCGCTCCGCGAGCCCGCTGTCCGTGTCCGTGGGGGATTCCTCGCCCACCACCTCGTCGGGGTCGGCGTCGCCGTCGAAGGTCGCCACGAGGCCGACGTCCCACACGTGGCGCAGCACCGCGGGCGGCCCATTCAGGCGCCAGGCGTCGAGCGCCCAGTCCTCGAGCCGCACCGGCCCGGAGGTCTCCAGCAGGCCTCGACGCTGCAGCGCGGTGAGCTCCTTCCGGACGCGCTCGCGGGAGGCTGCCCGGTGCTCGGCGCGCACGCGCTGGCGGTTGCGGTAGTCCTCCCCGTCGCGGACGGGCCCGGGGAAGCGCGGCACGGGGTCCACAGCGTCCGCCACCTCTCCGGCGGTGCCAGAGTCGTTGCGGCACAGCCAGGCGAGCACACGCCAGCGCAGGGTGCCGGGACGGGGGAGGCCGGCGGGCATCAGGTGCCTCCATATGCGGCCTCGGCCGCGTTGTCGCTGTGCTCAGGGCATCGGTGGGCGTCGGGCCCTACCTGCTGGGCGTGCACGTCGCACACGGGCGCGTCACAGGTGCCGCCATCCTCCGGGTGGTCACAGAGAGCGTCGGCGTCGCGCCGGCAAGCCACACACCGGACCGCGGGCAGCTTCACGTCGAGCGAGCACCACCGCGCGCCGTCGTCGATGTCCTCCACGTCCACCTGCATCGTGCCGACCTCGCACCCGAGGCGCAGCGCCATCCCGTGAGCCACCTCTGAGCGAACCCACGACCATGGCGCCGTCTCCAGCCGCCGCAGCTGGAACGCAGGCAGGTTGACCGCCTCCGCGAGCTCAGCCAGGTCTACGGCACGTAGGTCACGCAGCAGCGTCACCCGTGGGCCGCAGATGTCGTATCCGTGGGCGTCGGCGGGCATCAGCGTCCCCCCGTCGCGCTCGGCCGCCGCATCTCCGGCACAAACGCGACGACGTCGCCCGCATCCGACACGACGACGACCGGCGGCCCTCCCGGCGGATACGCGACCGAGCAGCGCCGACGCGACCCATCCGGCCGGTACAGCACGGGCGCCACCCACACGGGCAGCAGGACGACGCGCAGCCCGATGGGGGCGACGAGGTGGTGACCGACCCGCGCCCAATCCGCTCGGATGTACTCCGACGGCCGACGCACGCGACCGCTCTCGCCCTGCATCCACAGCGCCTCGGTCAGCGTCGCCCACTGCGCCGCGGTCACGTCTTCGAGCCACCCGACGCCGCCGAGATGCGCCTCACCACCCAAGGGCAGGTCAGCGCGGACGGCGAGCTCATGCGCGACGTGCCACGCGCCAGTCAGGCCCGTCCCGTCGTTCGGTGTGTGTGTCGGTGTCGTCATCGCTTCCCCCTCAACTTGTCGCGACGCCGGAGCGCCTGGAATCGGGCCGTGTCGGTGCGCTGCCGCCGCTCGATCTCGTCGATGCGCGCAAGCAGGGCGTCCCACTCGGCGCGCTTGAGCGTGATGGTCTCCTCCGGCATGGCCTCCAGCGCCTCGACGAGATCGGCGAGCGTGGGCTCGGGCGGCGGGACGGAGCCGAGGGCGGCGAGCTGCGCGCGGTCGGTGTTCGCCTCGGAGATCGGCTGCGCGAACGAGAGTAGGCTCATCACCAACTCAGGGTCGAAGGGCCCGCAGCCACAGGTGGCACCCGTTGGCCGCACCATGCCGGCATCGTGCGCCATCTTCACCGTGACGAACTCGCTGCAGTCCATGCACTGGGCGCTACGGTGGCCATTGCGCCACTCGGGATCACCGCGCCGGTCCTCGACCAGCGCGAGGCGCTTTTCTCCCGCCCGACGCCCCCCGGAAGCGGGGAACGTGTGCACGTAGGGCTTGGGCCTATCGTCAGGTGGGAGCGCGGCGGCCAGGACGGGGCTGGCGGGCACGACGCGATCGGTGTTCGCCTGCTCGGGCTTCGGCTTCCACCCGGGGCAACCGTCGGCGGTCTTGGGGGGGTAGTCCTCATCCCCGGCGGTTGCGTAGAGCCATCGCTCGATAGCGTCCATCTCGGGCACCATCTCATAGATAGGCCCGCACCGCATCAGGGCTCGATCGTCCCAGCCGCACGTCCAGCAGTTCCGCCGCACGGGGCCCGGCTCGACGGTCGGCGGCTTGTCGGTGTTCTCGCTCATGGCGCCTCCACTCGGGCGACCTTGCCGCCCACGGTTGGGATGAGGATGTGGTCGCCGTTGTCGAGGGCGAAGCCGGCACGGAGCACTGCCGCGTCTGCGCTTGCTCGGTCTTGGGCATCGTCGGCGGTGCGAGGCCCGGCGGCCCCGGCGCCGCACCATCGGCGCGTGTACACATCGCGGTCGAGCCGGCCGATGGACACAAAGCCATCGCACCCGCGAGAGTCCGCGAACTGCGCATAGGGCCCGCCTCTCCACGGGGGTACCGCTGCGCGGTCGCGGTACTGCTGTACCGGCGCCTCCCCAGCCACCACCCGCAGCACAGACGCCGCGAGGATGGGGCCCGCCTGCCACGGCGGGAGGTCGCGGGCCCACGAGAGGTCGGCGGGCTGGATGAGGTAGCCGGTGCCCTTGCAGATGCAGTGCGCGGTCCCGCGCTCGTAGTCGGGGGCCGGGTGCGACGAACTCGGGCACCGCACCCCAGCCGCCAGCACGCGCACCACGCGGTCGATGCACTCGGGGCGGTGGAGGTCGAGGCGAACCGCTGAGGACAGGCTGGCGTAGTAGCCGTGCGTGTCAGTGTAGGCGTGGATCGCGCCCCACTTCTCGGTCGAGGCGTCAAACCACGCCCCGCTGGAACTCACGTCTTTGCGCTCGATGCGGACTTCGACGGGGCCCACCCACCCGTCGAGCAGGCCCGGGTAGGCGTCCGCGGGGAGCAGGTGGAGGGTGCTGCCGTCGGTGGTGTTCTCGCTCATCACATCACCCCCGCGAGAACGAACGCGCCGATGACCGAGGCCGCGACGATGAGCCCGCCACCAACGGCGGACGGGATGAACGGCAGCGCCCAACCGGGGACGATGCTCGAGTGGGGGGAGGGGGTGCGGTCGGGGGTCATGCGGGCACCTCGAGGCCGGCTACGTGGAGGACGATGCGGCGCAGGGCCTCAGCGTCGACCCAGCGTGAGCCGTCGGACAGCACCCCGACCTCCCTGTGGTTCAGGTCCTCGAAAAGGTCGTTGTCCAGGAAGAAGTGCCGGGCGGTCCAGAGGTTCAGCTCCCAGCCGAGCGGCGCCCCCGTGTCGTCCTCCCAGCCCAACCACGCCCAGTAGAGCGCGCCCACGATGGGGCCGGTCATGTCGTCTGCGATGTCGTTGACCGCAGCCACGTCGCGAGACGCCAGCCAGTGCAGGACGTGAAAGCGCCCCGTGGGGTCGCTGAGGTCGAGGGCGAGCTCGGACAGCTTGAACCACTGCCCACCGATGCGCGCCATCGGGACCGTGCCACCGCCCAACTCGGAGACGACGCACCGCCGCCCCCCGTTGAACGTCTGCACCACGGGGGAGCACACCCGCAGCAGCCCCGGGATCGTCCCCGGCAGAGTGAGAGGCGCGGTCATGCGCCCCCCTTCGCGTCGCGCTTCTCGCCGGCCCAGCGGTGGAACACGTCGGCCTGGCTCTCGCCCTCCCGCGCGTCTCCGGTGAACGTGTCCTTCGCCCACTTCTCAGCGAGCAGGCGCACCGGCTGGTCGCGCGGCGTGCCCCCCTTCAGCGGGCGGTGTGCGGGTCGTTTCTCGGTCATTCGAACCTCCTACCAGCGAAGCCCCGTCCGCCGGGGCGGTACGGGGCGAGGGGCGCCGGGGTGGGTCAGGCGGCCCGGCGCATCGCCTCACCGCGGAGGGACGCCCACTGCTGGCGGATCTTGCGGGCCGCGTCGTGCGCCCCGAGGTTGACCGCGGAGGTGTTGTGGAAGAGGAGTTCGGAGGCGAACCCCTCGATCGTCTCGGCGGAGGTGCGCGAGTTGTTGACGATGGGCGCCCACTCGCCCATCACGTTGAAGAGGAGGCCGTGGAAGTAGCTGTTGTAGTCGGTGTTCATGTTGGGCTCCGTTGTTGTCGGGGCGGCATTCCCTCCCCACACAGACACCTTAGTAGCCCCAGCCTCACCCGGCAAGCGAGTAGGGCCAGAAAGTTGAAGATTCCCGCCTACCGCCCCCCAACCTCCCACACAGGCACCCCAGCACCCCGCGCCCGCCGCACCATGTCCGCGGTGCAACGCCCGCCCGGAAACGCCACCACAGCGTCCGTGCCGAGCTCAAGCATGTACTGATTGCGCTTCGGCCCCGCAGCGCGCCCATGGACCGCCCAGGCCGCCGGGTGGCCCTCTGCCTCGACACCCCGGGACGCAGCCCACAGCGCGGCGAGCAGGTCGGCCCCCTGAGCGCCGCCGTGGACGAGGGTGAACGCCCCATGCTTCCGATGGACCCGGTCGAGCGTGTCGTCCACCACGCGCTGGTCGGTGAAGTCCCGGCCGCCGCAGACGATGACGCGGATCACAGCGCCGCCCCACGCACCGGCCACGCCTCGACCTCCCGCCACGCCCTCCCGGTCAACGTCACGCGCTCGCGGGACCCCAGGAGCTCCACGGTCGCCCCGGTCGGACCCCGGGCGAGGACTCGAGCCAGGACGCGGACGGTGCCGCGCAGGCGGAAGCGGACGAGGGGGGACTCACTGGTCATCGGCCGACCCCTTGCGCTCAGCGTCGACGGCGTCCATGCAGTCGAGCGCCGTGTCGCGCTGTGGGCCGATGCGCTTGCCGGGCCCGTAGGCGACCCACACGGACGGGCCGGGTGCCCCGGTGATGCGGTTTCGCACCTCGACCTGACGCACGCTGACCTCCCCATGCAACCAGTCGTTCCACCACTCATGGCGAACCCATCCATCGGACGCCTGCGCCTCGTCGCCACGCTCCACCGCCAGCACCCGCCGCAACCGGTCGCGCTCGATGCGGACATCCCGCAACGCCGCGCAGGTCCCGTTCAGGCCGAGGTGGTCAGTGTAGGGCACGTCGCAGGACGGGCAGGTCGGGGCGTTGTTCGTCTTGTCACTGTCCACGGGGCCTCCAGGGGGGTGCGTGCTCGGGGATGGGCTTGTCGGCGAACCAGGTGGTGTCGGGGGTCCAGAGCAGCGACACGCGCCCGGTCTTGCCGTTGCGCTGCTTGGCAATGTCGAAGTCCACCTCGCCGCTGGTGTCGGACTCGTCGTAGTAGCCGGGGCGCATCACGAACACGATGGTGTCCGCCGCCTGCTCGATGCCCCCGGACTCCCGCAGGTCTCCCATCACGGGGTGCTTGTCGGCCCGCTTGTCCACCTCCCGGTTGAGCTGGGCGAGCAGGTAGACGACGAGGTCGAGCTCCTTGGCTGCGTCCTTGAACGCCTGCGCCATGTGCCCGACCTGCTCGGCGCGGTTGCCCTTCTGCAGCCGCGCCGGCGGGTGGCACAGCGTCAGGTAGTCCACCGCGAGGACGCCCATGTGCGGGTTCGCCCGCTTGAGCCGCCGCGCCTTCCGTCGGATGGCTTCCACGGTCTGCCCGGGCGTGTCGTCGATCCAGTACGGCTCGCGCTGCATGTCGAACGCCGCCTGCGACACCCGGGCGTACTGATCGCGGTCCAGGGTCCCCTTGCGCACGTCCATGAACGGCACCCCGGCGCGGGGGGCGAGTCGTCGCATGAACGACTGCGCCCGGGGCATTTCCAAGTTCGCCTCGAACACCCCGATGCCGTTGCGACTGTGGTAGTCGCTCATCATCTGCACGACCGCGGACTTGCCCATCGCGGGACGTCCGGCGATCACGACGAGGTCCCCGGGCTCGGGCGACAGCATGGACCCCAGCGTCTCCCATGGCATCTGCAGGCCCGGCCGTCTGCCGGATGCGTGCAGGTCCATGCGGCGCGGAATGTCCGTCTGCACGAGGTGCTCCAGGACCTGCGCCCCTTGAACGACACCGTCCCCGGCCCGCTCGCCCTCCTCGAGCAGCGCATCAGCGGCCCCGTCAGGGTCCATACCTCTGGCGAGTTCCTCCGCGGTGTGGATGCGCGTCAGCACCTCGCGGCAGCGGGCCGCCCGCCGGATGGTCTCGCAGTAGAACTTGACGTTCGTGGTGGAGACCGCCGCCTCGGGGAGACCGGCGACGTAGGCAGCGCCGCCCGCGGCGTCCATCTGGCCCCCGGCCTGCAGCGACATGACGACGGCGGCCATTTCCGCGGGCTCTCCCCCGTCGTGGAGGCGTAGGATCTGCTCCCACACGACCTGGTTGCACTGGCCGTAGAAGTCCGCGAGGCTGATCGCGTCCGCGATGGTGTCGATGCACTCGGGGTCGAGCATGGCCGCGCCCAGGACGATCTTCTCGGCCTCTGCGTTGTGCGGAATGGTGGTCACGAGGCACCCCCGACGTAGGCAGCCATGAACGCCTCCCGGACCTTCCGCTCGGTGTACTGGTCGAGCATTCGGAACGCGGGGTAGCCCCCGGCCCCCTTGATCGCTGCGAGGCGGCGCGCGTGCTCGTCAGCGTCGGGGCCGAGCCGGCCAGACTTGATGCGCTCGACGAGGTCGCCGCGGCTGGTCATGGTGTGGATGTGCTGCCAGGCGGTGGCAGCTGCGGGCTGTGCCCCCGCTGTCCCCTCGGAGGCGCCCCCCGTCGCCAACTCCACGTAGTCCAGGCAGTTGCGAGCCCGGAGCAGCGTCGTCACCGGGTCGCCCGTCTTCCGAGCCCCCTCGGCGCGCATGTTCGTCGAGGTGAACACCCAGGCCGCCGCGTGGAGGAGCGCGCCCTCGTCGTGACCAGCCTTCCGGAGTTCGGCGAGGCGGCCCCGCAGGTTCCGGCGGCGGGACTCACTGAACGCCTGCCCCCGGCTTCCGGGCTGGTGCCGCTTGCGGATGGCCTGGATGGCTTCCCAGGTGACCGAGAGCGGGCGCGAGTCGGGTTCGGCGTCAGCCGAAGTCGACAGAGGTGTGTTCTGTGCTTGTGGTGTGGTGTGGTGTGTATCTACGCGCGTGTGCCCCTCCGGCGGCCCAGCGGTGGCCGGTTCGTGGCCCGTCGTGGGCCCGTCCTCGGCCACGATCGCGCCCTGGTGCGGCTCGGGTGGTACCTTCGGTGGCCCTTCGGTGGCCCCCACGCGGCCCGTCGTGGTTCCCTCGTCCTTCGGGAAACGGGGGTCCATCCAGCCGGCCTCGTCCCGCATGACGCGAGCCGCGACCTTCCGGCTGACGCCCCAATCGGTGGCCAGCGTGCGAGCGCCAGGGACGCGCGTGGCGTACCCGAGGCGGACCTTGGAGGCCCACCAGCGCAGGTCGTGGCGCATCAGCTCCTCGGGCCACGGAATCCCGGCCTCGGACAGCTTCGTGCGCGCGGTGTCCCACTCCCGGGACGGCATGGGGTCCCACGGGGCGGTCATCGGACCAACTCCCACCGCAGATCCATGTCCCGGACGAGAGCATCCACGACCGAGTCGAGGGCGTCCACGGGCTGGCGGTCGAGCTCACCGTCGTGAACCTGGAAGTCGATCGGGCGCCCCCTCTCGATGGTCAGCCGCAGCGTCGCCGGGCCGCACCGGCTCTGGTCCACCACCGCGGTCATCCCGTCGATGGTGTATCGCCCGTCGTCGGCGCGCCCCCGCCGCTCCCACTTGACGGGCCAGCCGTCCACAGTGTCGGGCCTCGTGGGGGATACCTCGCCCCCCGTCTCGTCTGCGCGGGGCGCGTGTACGTCGGCGCCACCGCCGGAGCGGTCGTTCTTGTTCATCTGAGCCTCTGTGTGTTCTCCCTCCGGTGCCAGCCCCCGGGGGATCAATCCCGGGGGTGTCCCAAACGGATGGGACGCGGCACACAGAGAGGTATGAGGGGCCGGTCTCCCGGCATGGAAAGCCTACCCCGGGAGGGGATGGGGGTCAAGGGGTGTCGACTGGCTCCCATCCGATCCAGATCGGGGCAACCACCACGAACCCACGCCGGGTGAGTTCTTCGGCGAGTTCGAGGTCTTCGGGCTTCGGGACGAACGGCTCATGCGAGCAGATGACCCACTCCTCCCTGCCGACACGGCCGCCCGCGAAAACGTTGCCGGCGAACCGCTCGCCCGCGATGGTGAACTCCGCCCGGAACCCCCGGGGGATGCTCTCGCCGCGCTCCATCGTCGTCAGCATCGCCCACCGTATGCCCCACCTGACCTGGCGGTCGGTCACGGGCCCCAACTTCGACAACTCGCCCATGATGGGCAGCACGAAGTCGTCAGGCACGCGGAGTTCCTGCGCGAGAGCGTCCACCCACGGGAGGCGGCGCCCCCTCACGCGCTTCTTGATCGTCGTCTGGCCCTCCAGCGGCGACACGGGGGACGTCGGGGGTGCTGGGATGGGTGTAGCCGGGGGCGCAGGCGCGGGGGGCGGCGCCGGGGCGGGCACCACTTCAAGCCGCGGGGCGGGCGCTGCCTTCGGGGTGTTCCAGCCCGGCCAGTCACGCCGGCCGTAGAGTTTGACCGCGAGCTCCTGCTGAGCCTTCCCGTACCGCAGGAAGGTGATGACCTGGCTGTGGCGCTCTCCGACCACGAACGCGCCTGTGCGCTCTCGGTGCAACCGGTGGCGCCCGCTGGATCGGTCGTGCGTCGCGGCGCGACCCGACAGGCGCATTCCCACGTCGAGCGGGATCGGGTCGGCGTTGCGGACCTCCTCCGCAGCGTGCTGGTAGGTGCTCGTCGGGTAGGCCTCTTCGTACCGCTCCAACGCGTGGTCAGACAGCGTGAACGGATCGAAGCCCTCGACGGGCTGGGGGTTCAGGCGTGCGATTGCTCGCGGTGGGCTCTCTTGAGCCATGCTTCTCTCCTTCGGGCGCGGCATGCGCCCCTACCCCCGAAGCCCCGCCCGGGTGGACCGGAGCGGGGCGGGGCGGGCACAGTCAAGGGCACAGGCCCGACACAAACACGACACAGACGAGAACCCACATCCTACGTGGGCTCTCGCGGGGCGAACTGCCGGTTGCCGTCGGCGCCCTCTACCCCCGCCTCGCGCTCGGCCTCCATCCGCTCCCAGACCCGGTTGTACGTCGTGCGGGCGGCAGCGAGGGCGCGCTCGTGCCGCCGCCGGGACTCGCGCCGGCTCGGGACCTGGTCGGCCACAGCGTGGGCTCGAGTCGCCTCGATGCGGCTGCGCATGTCGCGCCGGAAGTCGCGGCGCAGGTGCTCGGAGAGTTCGGGGTGGTCGGCGGGGCGGCTCATGCGGGCACCTCACGGCCGGCGACGTGGAGGACGACGCGGCGCAGGGCCTCAGCGTCGACCCACCGGGAGCCGTCGGGGAGCAGGCGGGAGTCGTCGGGGTCGAGGTCGGCCGTGACGGCGTGCATGTAGACACCGCTTCGGTACCACCACCAGGCGCTCACGCCGAGCGGCGACATCGAAAGGATGCGGCCCGCGAACCCTGGGTTCTGCAGCAGCCACCAAGCAGCATGCGCCCGCCCCGTGGGGTCGCTGAGGTCGAGGGCGGTGAAATCGATGGGGCAGACGGTGTGCTCACCGATGCGGGCGATCTGCACGCCCTCGTCCCCGTTGTCCCACTCGCCCATCGCGACCACCAGCCACGCTCCGCCGTTGTAGGTGACAGGCGACCCCCGCCGCAGCAGCCTGGGAATGCTGCCGGGCAAGGTCAGTGGTTCGGTCGTCATGGGTCACTCTCCGTTGTTGCCCTCAGACCGTAGCGGCCTCGCCGCAGGGTGTCAACGCCTAACATGGTGGACCCTGCTGTACCCATGGGCGAGCCTTGACGGAACGGGCATCACATGGTACTCCGAACCCCGGAGGTTCCTATGTCCAGCAAGCTCACCATCCTCGAACTCGTCGAGGGCCTCGTCTCTGTCGCCGGCTCCGACGCGCAGTTCATGCGCAACATGGCCGCGTCCGGCGGTCCTCTCCAGCACCTCACCCTGCGCAACTGGCGCAAGGGCTCGCTCCCGAACCGGCCCGCGCACGTGCTCGCGATCTCCATCCTCTCCGGGCGGCCGGCTGAGGAGATCCTGCGGATGATTCTCGCGCCCAAACAGCAGGCGTCGGCGTAATGAGTGTTGACGCCTGACACGTGGGGTGCTAACCATTGATGGCGGCAGGGGAGAAGCCCCGCCGCGAACAACGGAGACCCACCATGTCCATCACCCTCGACGACCACGAGTTCTTCCTCATCGACTGCCCCGACTGCGGGGGCGACCGCTGCGGCGCCACGCCCGGCTCCACGTGCACCGTCTGCGCCGGCCGCGGCCAGGTCCAGGGCTGCACGGTGTGCGGCGACGAGGACGGCGAGGACGGCGAGCGCGAGGGCTGCGACCACTGCGACGGCACCGGGTGCGAGGACCCCGACGTGCGGGCGGCTGCGTGAGCGCCCCGCTCGCCATCGTCGAGCGGTTCGCCGACGTCCCGGCCTGGCTGGAGACCCGGCGGGCCCACCAGGGTGCTCCCCTGTTCGCGCTCGGGGCGTCCGACGTGCCGGCGCTGCTCGGGTTCTCGGACATGCGGGGCCCCTGGGACGTGTGGACCGACCACCACGGTCCCCGCCACGACGACCCCGCCGACGAGGACGATGTCCGCAGCCGCGGCCACGCCGTCGAACCCTTCCTCATGGCCGCCTACACCGAGGCGACCGGGCGGGAGGTCGACGACGGGCTCCTCGTGCTGTCCCGCTCGGATGTGCCGTGGTTCCGCGTCTCCACGGACGCCTACATCCCGGGCGACCGGGTCATCGAGGGGAAGACCTTCAGCTACATGAAGCGCGACGAATGGGCGCGGGAGCACTACCTCGAGCCCATCCCGGTCAAGCTGGCGGTGGAGAAGGGGTTGATCCCCGACTCGTACTCGTGGCAGGTCGTCGCGCAGGCCGCGGTCGCGCAGGTCTCGGTCGTGGACCTGGTCGGCGTGCAGTGCAGCCTGAAGCGGTGCCGCGTGGTCCTGTCCTCGGGCGAGGTCGTCAGCCAGCCCGGGTGGATCATCGAGGCCCCGCCGGTCGTCGTCTCGGTCGAGGTCGCCCCCAGCCAGCGCGCGTGGATCATCGACACCGTCGGCGAGTGGCGGGAGCGCCACCTCGTGCAGGGCATCGAGCCCGACCCCGACGGCAGCAAGGCGCAGATCCGCGCCTACCGGCACCGCATGCTCCCGGGGTCCGTCCCGGCGTGGCCGGAGATCCGCGCCGCGTCCTCCGCCCTGGCAGCAGCTCGCGCGGACACCAAGGCGGCGAAGGCCCGCGAGGTGGCCGCCAAGGGCCGGATCCTCGCCCTGCTCGGCGAGGACACCCAGGCCGTCGAGCCTGACGACCCGAAGGCGTGGATCTGCCGCGCCCGGAAGACGAAGCGCGGGCTCACCATCGACGCCCGCGCCACCTGACCAGACCATCCACCACAACGGAGACACCATGTCCGACCCCTTCGACACCCCCGCCGAGCTCACCATCCCCAACGAGCCGCCCGCGCAGATCCCCACCCACGTTGGCCACAGCCAGCGCGGCGACGCCTCTGGCATCGACTTCCGCCCCCTGGTGGAGTTGGCCGCTGCGCTCCCTCGCGACGAGAAGCATCTGATCAGCCGCGCCCGGTGGATCGGCTCCCTGATGGGCGAGCGCGCCTACTACAGCTTCCCCGCCGGCCGGCAGACTGTCACCGGACCGAGCATCGCTCTGGCTGAGGCGCTTGCGGGCGAGTGGGGTGGCCTCGCGCATGAGGTGAACATCGTGGACGCGCGCGCGCTGCCCTCCGGTGGTCAGCGGGTGCATCTGCGCGCCCGCGCCATCGACCTCAAGCGCGTGGTGATCGGCGTGGCGGACTCCGTCGTGTCCACCGCGCCGGCCCCCGGGAAGTTCGCCCGCAAGGCCGACCAGGCCGAGCGGTGGCACTCCATGCAGATCCAGAGCGCCGCCTCGAAGATCAAGCGGAACGCCATCCTGGACGTGCTGCCCGCGTGGTTCGTGGACGCCGCCATGCACTCCGCCATGGACACCGACGCACAGCAGGTGCTCCGGGGCCGGAGCGTGGGGCAGGCCTGCGACGAGACGATCGGCCACTTCGAGGGGGCTGGGTTCAGCCGCGCGGACCTCGAGTCGGTGGTCGGCCGCCCGCTGGACCTGTGGACCGTGAACGAGTTGCAGCAGCTCCGGCAGGTGTGGCGGGACCTCAAGTCGGGCCGCGCCACCCGGGACTCGCTGCTCGCGGAGGCGACCCCCGCCCCCGCGCCTGCTCCGCGCCGTTCTGCCCTGCCCGACCCGGACAACCGCGTCCCCGACCCGGACCTGACGGGCTCCCGCGAGCAGGTGCGCACTGCCCCGGCGCCAGCTCCCGCGCCCGCCCCGGCGCCCGCGCCCGCCGCCGAGGACACCGCCGCTGTCAAGGTGGAGTGCGCCGAACTCGAGCCGCAGGTCGGCCCGGCGAACGTCGAAGCCATCCGGATGACCGGGAAGGGCCCGCGCCCGGGCGAGGACGTGCAGACCTGGAAGGGCCGCGCCGCCAACGCCGTCGCCTACCGCGACGCGCTGCGGCAGGATCTGGCCGACCGGAACAACGGCGGCATGGGCGAGTTCTGAGAATCTTGCGTGTTAGGTGTTGACACCTGACATGCGAGGTCCTATGCTGTTGGTGTGGGGCGGGGATGCCGCCCCCGCCAACAACGGAGACACCATGACCACGCCGAACCCCGCCGCCGTCGCCGCCGCCATCACCGACCAGGTCGCCGACTACCTCGCCGCCCGCGCCCTCTCCGAGGTGCTCGCCGAGCAGGTCGCGGGCATCGCCTCCGAGCTGCTCTCGGACATGGTGGTCCTCGACGACGACGGCGAGCGCATCACGGCCCCGGACGACGCCTGGCTCTGTCGCGACGAGGACAGCGCCGCCTACTACGCCGAGCTCGAGGCGCGCACGAACGCCGCGATCCCGCACGACCTGCCCGCCGGCCACTGCCCGGCGCTCAATGCAGCCTCCGTGATGCGCGACGCCGAGGAGGCGCTCCTGCAGGCGATGGGCCCGCTCCTCGGCTTCGGTGGGATCACCATCCATCGGCTGGACCTGCGCCGCAAGATGATCGACAACGGCGTCGGTCTCGTGCTCGCCGTCGAGCGCGAGACCAGCCGCGCCGCCTGACCCGCAGACGCCCCACGCCCGCCCCGTACCTCCCCGGAGGTCGGGGCTTCGGCAGTGCGGGACCACCCCGCCAACCACCAACGGAGCCCACCCCATGATCCGCACCGCCACCATGCGCGCCCTCGGTCCCGCCGAGGATCAGACGCTCGCCCTGTTCACCGACCTGCAGCAGTGGGTCGACATCAACGGCTCGTCCAAGCGCGGGAAGACCACGCTGATGCGCGCCCTGTCGTTCACGCTGTGGGGCGAGGACATCGACGGCGACCGGCTCGGTGCCGACCTGGTCCGCGACGACGCCGACAAGATGGAGGCCGAGTTCGTGCTGCTCAACGGGCTGGAGGCCGGTCGGACCATGACCCGCAAGCGGTCGATCACGCGGTCGGTGCGCCGCCCGGGGAAGACGGAGGTGTCGCCCGACTCGGAGGTCAAGATGCGGGCCGCGCTCGGGCCGCTCGGGCACGACCACGACCTCGCCCGCCTCGTCATGTTCCCCATGAGCTGGCAGGCCGACGCGCTGACCGGAGGGGACCGCTCCGGTGCCAAGAGCCGGGGGCGCCCGCTGCGCGACAAACTCGCCCGCATCCTCCCGGCGGCCCCGGTGGTCGACGTGGTCGCCCGGCTGATGAAGGAGGCTGGCCAGCCGATGCGCGAGGGTGACCCTCTCGAGGAGAAGGCCGCGCGGAAGCTGCAGGCCGACGCGAACCGCGACGCGAGCACGCAGCGCGGGGCGGTCGATGCTATCGAGGCGCAGATCGTCAAGGCCGAGGAGCGCGCCCAGACGGCAGCCCGCTTCTCCGCCGAGGTCGTGGCCGGCGCGCAGGCGGTGCTGGACCTGTCGGCGGCGTGGAGCCAGTACGAGACGCACGGGGCCGCGGTCGGGGCCTACGAGCGCGAGGTGCAGGCGCTCGCGGCGTGGAAGCAGCGGTTCGCCAACCAGGGGCCGCGGCCGGACGACAACGGGGCGGAGATCACCAAGGCGACCGACTGGCGGAACCTCGCCCGCGCCACGGCTGCCGACAAGCGGCGGGACCTGGACCGCGCCGGGCGGGCGCTGGAGGATGCCCGGCGCGCCGAGCGGGGCCTCCGCGCCGCCCCCAGAGCGCCGGACCTCACCACCACCGCCGATGCTCGCGCCACGCTCGAGGCCGCGCGGAAGGCTGCCGAGTCCGCCCGCGAGCAGCTCGACGGGGCGCGCGCCTGGGATCCGCTCACCGCCGACGAGGTCATCGCCACCCGCATGGCGCTGAACAGTGCCGCCATCACCGCTGACCGCGCAACGCAGGACGCCGCCGCGCCCGCCCCGACGGGGCCGTGCGACCAATGCTGGAGCGAGGAGTGGCCGAAAGCCGCCCAGCGGGCCGCGCACCTCTCCGACGCCGCGGATGCCGCAGAGCGGGACATGGCCGCCGCCGAGGAGGCGCACGCCGCCGCCATCCGTGCCGCCGAGGACCGGAAGGCGCACCACATCGCCGACTGCGAGGCGGACTTCCAGCGGTTCGCCGCGGAGGCCGTCGCCGCCCGGGAGGCGCTGCTCGATGCCGAGCGTGCCTCTGAGGAGGCCGCAGAGCAGGCCCGCGTTGCCGCCATGAACGCCGCAGCCATCGCCACACAGCAGGCCACCGCCGCGTTCCAGCGCGCCGAGGAGGCCGAGTGCGAGGCCGGGGTCGTCCTGGAGCGCGCCGAGGCCGCCCGCGACGCCGCCGTGAAGGCCGGCACCGCCGCCCGTGAGTGGGACGCCGCAGCCGAGGCTCTGGGCGCCAAGCCCACCGTGCGCCCCGCGCCCGCCGCCGCCGGCACTCCGCCCGAGAAGGCGAAGCCGACCGCGCAGCAGATCGACGCCGCCCGGCAGACGCTCCGCGAGGCCTCCGAGGCCACGGGTGCCGCGGGCCAGCGCCTGCAGACCATCGACGACCTCCGCGCCGACCTGACGGAGGCCACCACGCGCCGGGACCGCGCCGTCTCCGAGGCCGCCCGTTGCGCCGCGCTGCTCAAGTCCATCCTGGCCGCGCCCTCCGAGGCGGTGCGAGCCTCCATCGAGGGGCTCGACGCCGGGCCGGTGACCCTCAAACTGGAGGGCACCGGGGTCAAGGTTCTCGTCGACGGGCGGCGCTGGCAGATCGCGAGCGACGGCGAACTCGTCGTGGCCGACCTGGCGTTCCGCGCCGCGCTGCGCCCTCACCTGCAGCTCTCGCCCGGGCGCCCCGCGACGTACCTGCCGCTGTTCGTGGACCGCGCGCAGGCCGTCGCCGGTCTCAAGTGGCCGGACGTTCCGGGCCCCGTCGTCCGGTTCTGGACCGCCGAGGGCGACATCGAGGTCACCCGCCACGCTGGGCGGCCGGCGTGAGGGTCGGGGGGCATGGGGCGAGGCAGGTGACCGAGTGCGCGGTCTCGTGGCATGGCATCACGATCGAGGAGGTGGCGGACGAACTCGGCGTCACGTTGTCGACGGCGCGGTCCTACGCCACCCACGCGAGGCGGGCCGGCTGGCTCCACGCTGGGGCGGTCCCTCGGCTGGTCGACCTCGGCGCACGCTGGGAGCCGGATTGGGAGGCGGCGAAGGCCCTCCGAGGGATCCAGCAGCGCATCTACCGCCGGATCTGCCTGCACTTCACCTGCGAGATGCCTGCCAGGCGCGAGAACCTGCAGGGGTTCAGCGACCGGCAGGCGCGGGACGCGGTGTACGCCCTCCGCGAGAAGGGCTTGGTCCAGCCCCTCGGGGTCCTGTACGCGACCGAGGCGGGACATCGGGCCGCGATTGCGAATACCGCAGCGTGACCACCACCAACTACACCTGACCCTCGCCACCGTCGCGCACCCTGATTTCCGTTGGGGGCTGGGCGGCGGTGGGCGGGGGTCTTTGGAGACGACATGCGAGACCTACAGGATGCCCTCGACCGCGTGAGCGAGCAGGCCGACGACGGGGCGCTCCCCGCGCCTCCGGTGCTGGTCTTCGTCATCCCCGGCGACCCAGTGGCGAAGGGGCGCCCCCGCGTGTCCACCGCCGGCGGGTTCGCTCGGGCGTTCACGCCGAAGCGCACCCGGGTGTACGAGTCGATCGTCCGCGACGCCGCGGTGCGGGCCGTCGCCGATGCTGGCGGGGCGTGGCCTCTCGCCGGGCCCGTCCGCGTCGAGATCCTCTCGGTGTTCCGCCGCCCCGGGCGCCTGTTCCGGCGGAAGGACCCCGACGGGGTGGTGCTGCACGACCGCCGGCCTGACCTCGACAACGTGATCAAGGCGGTCCTGGACGGCATGGACGGCGCGGGCGTGTGGCAGGACGACGCGCAGGTTGCCGAGGTCACGGCGCGGAAGGTCTACGGGCGGATCGTGGGCGAGCGCCGCGACAAGGTCAGCGAGCCGCCGCATGTGGCGGTTCGTGTGTGGACGATGAGCAACCAGAACGGAGGTGAGGGATGAGCGAGACGAAGACGCGCCCGACGGCGCAGGAGATCACGGACGCGGAGCACTACGTGGTCGCCGGCTTCCACGCCGAGGGTAGCCCGCGAACCCCGGGCGCGATGCGGGCAGGGGCCGACCGGCTGGACCGCATGCTCAACGTGCTGGCCTTCGCCCGGATGGCGCTACCCCCCGAGGAGCGGGAGATTCCGGTGCCGTGGGCCGAGACGGTGCCGACCCCTGCGCCTGCGGTCGAGCCTTCTGCGCCGGAGCAGTTCCGCGAGGGGCCGCAGGTCGAGCCGCCGCAGACCCCGACCGAGCGCGTCGCTGCCATGCTCGACTGGGAGGTCGAGGCGTTCGTGACGGGGGAGGGGGTTGGGCATTGGAGGGAGTGCGCGGGAGCCCACTGGGAGCGCTGCTGGGTCAACCTCGACGAGGACGAGGCAATCGACAGCTACGGCACCTGCTTTCGTCCCATGGACCCTGCTCCGGAGAGCCATGACTGGCGGTACGACGACAAGCGCGGCGACACCACCACCCCCGAGGGCCGCATGGAATGCACGCGGCGGCTGGCGGTGCACCTGCTCGCCGCGAAGGGGGCCCCCAATGGCTGACCTCTCACACCTCTCCCGCTGCCACGTCTGCCGGGCGAGCTGCCCCAAGGAGGCCGAAACCCGGTGCTCCCCCCGCGAGGACCAGACCGGCGAGCGCTGGTGCCCCAGCACGGAGTGGCCCCTCGCGGACCTCTGGGAGGGCACAACCACGCCCGAGGACGTGCATGCGCGGCAGGAGGCCGAGGCTCAGGCCCTCATCGACTGGGAGGCCACCGTGCACGCCAAGGAGGCCTCCAATGACTGACTGCCCCCGCTGCCAGGCCAGGACCTGGCCCCACGCCGGGGACCGCCCCCGGTGCTCATTCCCCGACGGCGTCTTCGACCCGGACGGCTGGAACTGCGCGACGATGGCCGAACTGCGCACCATCGCCGAGGAGGCGGGGCCGACCTGGTCCTGCGACCAGCACGCCGCGACGCTCCCGTGGGACGGCGAGTTCCTCATCCTCGGCTGGTACAAGAACCGGGGGCGCACGGAGTACGCCGGGATCCTCTCGGACAGCGACGTGCGCCCGCTGACGCTGGCCTCGGCCGACGAGTTCCTCGCCTGGGATGCCGAGGTGCGTGCGGCGCAGGCCCCGCCCCCGGGCCCCGCGGCTGGTCCCATCATCGCGACCATGACCCTGTCGCCGATGGACCGCGTGCACCTCGTCCACTCCGAGCGGGTGCACGTCGACATCACGGACCACCCGGAGCTCGTGCGGCTGCGGACGGAGCTCGAGTGGTTCGCCGACGAGGGGCACTACTCGACGACCTACCGGCGGGGCGCGGGCTTCGTCGACGCCTGCGGGCTCACGCAGGCCCGGCGCGCGCTCGGGCGCTGCATCGAGTGCGGCGAGCACGGGCACGAGAACTGCTTCGACCCCAACGCTGGAGGTGAGGAATGAGCGCAGACAACCCCCGCATTCTCCACGCCCGCTACGGCTACGGCTGGGCCCGCGGCAGGGCGAAGGACGGCAAGGTCTCGTGCCGGTTTGACCGAGTCTTCGGCGGGCGCTGGGTTCCCCTGCAGGCCGACGAGGTCCAACGCGTCACCTTGACCCCCTGGAGCGCCTGATGTTCTTCGAGTCCGCCGCCTACATCGTCGACGCGCTGCACCACATCGGGCAACCGGCGACCAGCTACGACATCGGCCCCGCCTGCAAGACCCAGCCACGCACCATCAGGCGTCACCTCGTCGAGATGCACCAGAACGGGCTTGTGTGCCCCGTTTACAAGACGCCAACCGGGTACCCCCGTTGGATCCTCACCGCCCGCGGAGAGGCCTTCCGGCAGGCGCTCATGGTGCAGCCGGAGCCGCTCGCCGACGGCAACATCATCGAGGTGGCCATCGTGTCCGACGGGTCCCCCGAGGAGCCCGCCAGACAATCAGTGCGCGATACCTTGCATGTTACGAGGTGACATGCTACCTATTGGGGGTGGGGAGCGGGACGGCTCCCGCCCCACCCCGGAGGTTCCATGTCCCTGCCTGACCGCCTGCTCCCCGCCCTGCACCACCGCGACGTCGGTGACGAGGTGGCCCGCGACCTCACGACGAGCCTGCTCGAGCTGGGAATCAAGGCCTTCGTCGCCTACGACCATGTCGGCCTGGCGTTCCTTGTGTCCTGCGACCGGCACGGCCTGCGCCGCATCGACGCGAGCAAGGCGGGGTGGCCCGACGAGGAGCGCCCCTGCTCTGTGGACGGCTGGACCGAGACCCTCGTGGGCTGCTACCCGAACCACTGGCAGGCGCTCCGGTGAGGCGCCGCCGCGCCGCCGGCGGGCGGAACATCCCGCCCCCGCGGGTCGAGGTGGCCCCGGCCACGCCCGAGACCGGCACCGCCTACGCGCCGTCGAAGGGCTGCCGGCTCGCCGCTGAGCGGTGGCCTGACGGGCGCGTGGTTGCCCACTGGAACGGTCGGTGGGTTCGCGCCGACGCTGAGACCTTCCGCCCGAGCTGAAAGACGAGAACCAACGGAGAGACACATGAGTGACGAGAAGTTCGACGAGAGCAAGCGGATCAAGGTGCACACCGGATGGGAGAAGTTCCGTGGTCGTGGCATCGCGTTCGGCATCGCGCTGGGGATGGCTGCCGGCGCGGTTGCCCTCGGGCACGTCAACAGCATCGCCGCCGAGCGCGTCGCGGTCTACTGCCTTGTCGCGTGGATGGCTGGCCGACCGGTTGTGTGGGCGAACCGACACATCCACAAGACGCTGTCCGCGAAACAGGCGGCGGAAGAGTCGGCAGGGGACGTTGACGGGTTCAACGCCACCCGCGCCGGGTACCTGCTCCTCACGTTGCCGCTTCTCGCCTTCTCGCTGCTGTTCTGGGTGCCGCTCCGCTGGGGCATCGTCTACGCGACCGCGCTGGGGTGGCTCTGATGTGTGAGACCACCAACGGCACGCCGTGCCCCTGCTCGGAGACGCCGAGCGCCAACCCCAAGCGCCGCACCTGCGCGACGCCGGGCTGCACCCGCATCGAGTCGGGTGGCGCGAGGCACTGCCGGACGTGCCGGACGGAGAGGCCGCTGCGGATTGAGGTTGCGAAGCTCACCGAGGCCCACGAGCGCATCGGTGCCGACTGGTCGAGGGCGATAGCCTGCATCGACGCGACACACGAGATCCTGGACGGCGCGAACGTCTCCCGGGCTCACCACCTCGGCGGCGGCCTGTCGCTAGAGGGTCGGGTCGAGTCGCTGGTTCGCAACCGGGACACGGTGGTGTCGCTGTACACGGAGGTCGTCATCAAGCGCGACGAGGCCGTGAGGGCGCTGGACCTCGCTCGCGCTGCCGCCAAGGGGCAGAAGGAGCGGCTGCGGCGGGCGAAGGCGGAGATCTCCACCACGCTCGACCGTCTCCAGATTTCGCACGCTGAAACCGATGCGACCCAGCACCACCTGCGCGCGGTCATCGAGCAGCGAGACGACGCCCGCGGCGCCCTCGGCGTGGCCCGCAAGGAGTCCGACGCCCTCCGTCTGCGCCTCCGCATCATGCACGCCGTGGCCGCCCTGCTCGGGGTCGCTGCGGTGGCTGGGGGTGTGCTGTGAAGGTCACCGTCACGCCAGACGAGATCCGATTCGACCTGCGCAAGCGGAAGCGCCGCAAGCCACCACGCAAGGCCGGCGACAAGAAGACGCTCAAGGACGGCACCGTGATGGTCTGCCGCGAGTCCTACGTCAAGGTCTTCGGCGTATGGGGTGTGGAGTGCCGACGCGGCAAGCCGGTCCTGGAGTGGGTCAAGGAGGGCACGAAGCGCCCGTGGGAGGCGACACCGTGAGCCCCCGCATCCTCCTCGCCGACGACGTCCCGCCCATCACCCGCGCCATCGCGCGCCAACTCCGGCACCTCGGCACCTTCGAGACCGCCGACGGGGGCCGCGACCCCTACGCGGTGTGCCTCGACGCGATCAAGCGCCTCGTGGACGACCCGCCGGACGTGCTCATCGTCGACGGGCTCGAGGGCTACGGCGCGACGGTGGCGGAGGTCGCGCAGGACGAGGGCGTGCCCTGCATCGCCCACACGGCCGAGCCTGGGCGGTTCCGCCGGCTGGGCGTCACCATCATCTTCAAGGACGGCCTGGGAGACCTGGGCCCGCTGGGGGCGGCTGTGGGTCGGGCTCTGGCGAAGGAGAGCGACCATGGGTGAGCAGCAGACCGAGACCCTCACCACCCGATGGGCCGGCGTCCTCGCCCGCCTCGCCGAAGGCCCGGCCGACTACGGCCCTCACGACACGGAGCAGGTCTGCGCCGCGCTGGAGCGGGTCTGCGACGAGCGCGACCGGCTGCGGCGGGTGCTCGCCGGTGAGACTGGCGACGCCGACACCATCGGGGGCGGCTGGCTCTGCGACCTCGTCGGCGACTGGATCCACCCGGAGCGAGGCGTTCAGGTCGAGCGCGTGCGGAACTGGCCGCCCCAGTGGCGCGCGTTCTACAGGGGCCGGTGGACGGACCACGACACCGCAGTTGCTGGGATGGACGTGGCCATGGCTGCGACCGCTACGCCCGAGGAGGCACCCCATGGCTGAGCCCCTCCGCCTCCCCATGGCGCTCCCGCCCGCCCCCGCCGAGCACCCGGACGTGGCGTACACGGACCCCGCGGTGGCCCGCGCCCACGTCGAGTACCTCGGGCGCCGCTACTGCCTCGGGACCGACCGCCTCGTGCTCTGGGAGCCCTTCGCAGGCGCTGGGGCCTACATGGACGCCTGGAAGCACTGCCGGCATTGGGACACCGTCGTCGCCGGCGAGCTCGACCCCGGGGCGCCCACGGTGCGTTCCGGCCGGGTGGAGCGCCGCGACGTCTTCGACGGGCCTCCGGGCGGGGTTTGCGACTGGGCAGTCAGTAACGGGCCCTTCTCCACCTTCGACCGCTGGCTCCCGGTGCTGCTCCAGCACGCCCGCGTCGGGGTCTCGCTGCTCGTGGTCGGCCAGTCGGTCGCCCCCATGGTCCGCGACTGGATGTGGGACAACGCGCCCCTGGATGAGGAGTGCTGGCTCACGCCCCGCATGGGCTTCGACCGGCCGGGCAAGAAGCCGGGGACCGACATGCGGGAGTACGCCCTCGTCACCTGGCTGCGCCGCGCCGGGGAGTGGCGGGGGCGGATGCGCCTCGCCCGCTACAACTGGCGGACCGGGCAGACTTGGGGGCGGGGATGAGCATCATCTAC